TCATTTATTTTCTTCCTCAATTACTTTAATCAGGTCATTCAACCACCATGTAGCCATTGCTGATAATTGAGGAAAATAGTCCACAATATCAAGTGGGTACTGCGGTGCGTGTCCAGTCTCCGCTTCGTATATCTTCTTTGCCGCATCTAGGTCATACTCTTCGCCTATGCGCTTCAAGAGCCTATGGCAAACGTATGAAAGCTTACAATTCGTCTTATATGCAACCCATTCAAGGTTGCTTCTGTTGCGGATATACCAACTCTTGACCTTAGGTACCAGTGTATTGCTTGTGTTGTACTTGGTGTCCTCAACCTGCACCGGTGCAACCGCTGTCTGTGGCTGTGCCTTAGCTTTGAAGTATGCATTGACAAGCTGTCGCTGTACCTGCCATGATAAGTCATCAGTGAATGTCTTAACTATCATCAGGTAGCCACTTTCAGTGAGCAAATATGTTGTAAGGCTTGGATTCCCCATTATTTTTTCTTTAGGGGAATATCGTTCCCCTAACTCTCTTCTTGTTATCTCAAAGTAATCTTCGCCTAATATAAAATGCTTTTTATGCTTTTGAAAAGACTTCTTTGCAGTATCTGTTTTCTTTTCATGCACTCTATCAATGTCTTTTAATGTGACAACTCTCTGTCCGTTGTACTCACGGATTTCCAGCTCTGTTCCCTCAATCTTTACAAGCTCTGCCATATCAGTCACCCCACTTCTCTAAGAATAATCTTACAAAAGTTGCAAGGTATTCAAGCGTTCCGCAACTTGTTATGCTGTCAATCATCTTGTGGAGTAATGCTCTATTATCTTCCATTATGCAACACCTGCCTTTTCTTTTGAGGTAAGTTCATAGCCACCCATGACACGCTCTACGCTCATGTCATTCGTAGCGGCGGCGAAAATTGCGATATTGTCTAAGTGCTTCTCGTTATCGCAATCCAAGACAACCTGCATAATGATTTTTCTCAACTGCTCTTTCCTGCACTCGCAAAGCAGTCTCATGTTTTCCTCGTCTACCTTGTCAAATTCTTCTCTCCAGTTAATTCTTGCCATATCATACCATTCCTTTCTGTTAAAAACCTCTTGATTTCTCCGCAAAGGAATGATAGAATATGCTTATCAATTCCTTTACGGAGTTGTGCCTTGAGTAGTCGCAAGTCGGTCAAAACTTATAGTGACTACTCTTTTTATTTCCCTAATTCTTTTTCCACCAAACCGATACCCTTCATAATTGCATCTGTTCTTGTAACCCTTAACTCATCTGCACAACTTTGTATCCTTTGTGCTTCATCCTTAGTAATTCGGATATTAAGGTTTACATTTCTTGGGTTTTCCTTTGGTGGTCTGCCTGCTGGACTGATAAAATCATCTCCTTTCAATTATTGCCCTTGCAATATTTATGTTATTATAATAACTGCCCTTGCAATAATTGTCAAGCATTATTTTATTTTTTGCAAACAAAAAGGAGCTTCTCAGCTCCCTCTTGCTTATCTTCTTCCGTCTAAATAAAACTCTACTCGGTCAAAAGCTTTATAACAACTCAACTGTTTTGAAATCGTGTCGCCTGGTTTTATCTCGTAATCATCATCTGTAAAATAGCTGTAATCCCAATCAGCAAGGTTGTTTCCGTTAAAAAACAAAACATAGCCTTCGACAAATTCTGCCGCTTTATCACCATTATTAGTTACTTCATATATCACACCATCCTTTATAATTGACTCTGTATAGGATAAGTCCTCTATAACCGAGTCATACCAACCATCCGTTTTGGTTGTTATCTTGGTATCGTAAGAAGATATTTCCGAGCTAGTTTCAAAAGCTTCTGTAATCACCGAAGTACATTCGGAACCAAGTGCATCAAATTCAGAATTAGCAACGCTAAGTATTGAGCCATCTTCCGCATAAGCTTTTGAACTTGTTTTAACATTAAGAGTTTTGTTTGTATTATTCTTAATGACTAAAAAATGATATGTGTACCAACCGATGCCATCAGCAAGTGTATATTCGGCAAGTATTTCAATATCCTCGTTTTGTTGCGTTGTAGTTACAATATTTGTTGTGGTTTCCTGTACGTTTTCCATGTCAGATGTTTCTACGCCTTTATTGCTTAAAGCAAATTCCGAAAAAACATTTAATACGTCATTATAGCAATTTACATTATCTTCCAATGTCATGTCTATGTTTTGATTAAGCCAATCAGGTAAAGCCAAAATCGTGTTTCCATTCTTGTCTGTACTGCTTATTGATGTAAGTTCTCCGTCAGCCTGAGTGTATGAAACAGAACCGCTATCGGTGTCCACAATTACCAACGCATCGGTGTTTTCCATTCCTTTAATAACATTAATGATTGCAAGATACATGATAGTTGCTTTATCCGTACTATCAGCCTTGGCATTAATAAGAAACTTTATCTTATTATCTACTATCATTGTAATATCAACATTGCCATTTGTAATGTCTTTCTCAAAACTGTAATATTCTTCTTCACCCTCGTAATCATCAGACGACTCAACTTCGATTGTCGTTTCTGCAACAGTAGTTGTTTCTGGAATTTTCTCGGTTGTGGTTTCTGTTGGTATAGTTGTCTCTGCATTGTCCTGAGGACTATTGCAACCGCAAAGCAACAAAATAACAGACAAACAAAATATTGTAAATTTTATTTTTTTCATCAGTTCGCCTCCATTTAATCAAATATCATTCCGCATGAATTACACATAAATCTATCTTTTGTAACAACCCGTTCTTGCCTAACAACTTTTTCCTTCTTGTTTGCCAAAGTAAAAGGTTTAAACGGATTGAGATTTACTGTATACTTTGTTTTAGTTTCTTGTGGTATGATATTTTGTTCTTTATAATGCGAACAATTTTCGCTATGGCATCTAGGACAATATACTTCTTGCTTATTTCCAAGAAAAGTATATCTATAAATACCATGAAATTCTTTTTGAGGCGGTTGCTGTGGTTTTTCTTTCTCCACTTTCTTTTGTTCGGGAAATCTTCTATCCCAATAATCTTGTACTATTTCTTTTGCTTCTGCAAGCTTGCAACCAAGTTTATCACTCAATCTTGTAGTCATAAGTACCTTTTTGCCATCAGAGCTTTTGTACAATTCATCGAGTAATTCATCGCTTGCCTCCAGCTTCACTTCCTTATTCCATTCACTAGATGGACAACCGCAATTAGGACAGTTTGAAGCTTTTTCGCTTATTTCTTTGCCGCATTCAGGGCATTTAATAAGAGCCATATAACAATACCTCCCATATTTGTGTAGTAACTTAATACTACTACTTTATGGGAGGCATGTCAATTTATGCTACAAGTAATTTTTTGGTCGGATTGGTGATGAAGTTCTTTATATCATCATATCCCCAGCCGCAATTCACAAGACCGCTGACAATCATTTCTATGGACTGAACTTTCGCAAGCTCCTCAGCCGTAAAACAGTCTCTTAAATTAGCCTTTTTGTCAATGCCGTATTCTTCCCTTAACTGCCTTGCTGTCTTGCCGAATATTACCTTGTAAATAATATCGGTGTATGTGGAATAAGCGTGTCCATGCATACGCTCGTTTTCACTTGACTGCTGTATTGCCTTAGTCAATGACTGCCTTACAGCTATACCCTTTTCTCTTTCAATCAGCTTTCCTGTAAGAAGCTCTTGCATAGCGTTAAACTGGTTGATGTATGCCTCTTTGAACTTCATGGCTTTTTCGCCAGTATAGCCCATGGCAAGCAAGACAAATCCATCTCTTGTGATGTAATACATAGGTTGCTTATGATTCTGCTGATTCAGATATTCCGACTGCACGAAATTGTGCTGTCTAAACTCTTCACTGCAAGCAAGCTCTCGTATATCTTGTAATACTCGCCTATGCTCTTTCTCAAATGTCTCTGCCACATCAAGACTGCTAACAACTATTGTTTCCTTACTCTTTGTGATTTTCCTTGTTTCTACTAACATAATATCATTCCTTTCCATTGATGATTTGTAATAAAAAACCCTCAACAGGTACACTTCTACAATGTATCTGCTGAGGGAATTACTTCAAGCTCACTCTGCCTGCATCCTCTTACTGTTCGTAACACCAACTCTGCCGCCAGTCCGCCGACTGGTATTCTTTAATGCTTTCGCTATAATGTTACAAATTAAATTGTGACTTCATTATACATTATAATTGCATAATTTTCAATGAGTTACGCAATTTTAAAATGTGTAAGCGTCTCGCCCTGTGCGTCTGAAATAGTCTCTTGCATAATCTCTTGACGCTTTACCTATATCATCTTTGCTTATGCCGTATTCCTTTGCAAGAATACGCTGTAACAACTGGTTCTGCTCTCTCAACAGTGCGTTAGTCTCTGCATTGTCAACGCTTGTGTTGGAATTGTAATAATTCTGCGTTGTAGTACTTGCCATAGGGCTAACAGTCGGCGTATTGCTCATATAGTCACTATACAGCTGCTGTGGGTGTACAGCTTCGACAACACCAAATCCAAAATCTTTTGCCGACAACTGCGTTGCCTCATAAAGGCTCTCCATGCCATCTTTGAAGCCCTCTGTGGTGTAGGCACCAAGCTCAAACATAACCCTTGATGGCGAATGGATGTCAAGTGCTTTCTGCATTGTTGTAGCCACGTTAGCCGCTATCTCATCGACTTTAGAGTACAGTGTGGTTTCCATGGATGATAAGCCATTCATGAAGCCGTTCATTACTTGAATGCCTATGCTTGGCATACCAGCAGTCACTTTATCAGCAAAAGCAGTACTTGCCATTCCTCCAAGTTTTTTCATTTTATCTGTCACTGCTAAAGTAAGCGCTTTAATGCCTTCCATATACCCTAATATAGAATTTTGACCAATACTATTAAAACCCGATGACGGTTTATCACCTTGCGAACCTTGAGCCTCCATAAAAGTACTAAGGGATAAGTTGGCAAGTCCGGCTACTGGCTTAATAAGCTGTTGAGAATTGCTATTTACACCGCCGATATAACTTGTAACAGCTGATTTACCTACATTTTGCATTTTAGTATTTGCTTCATCCAGCAAACCCATTATTGCATTGTTATTCATGTTTATCAGAGACGTTTTTACAATAGGTTGATATTTTTCGATTGTATCTGTATAGCCACTTACGTCATATCCTGCCATTTCAGCAAAAGCCTTGGTAGTTATATCGGCATTAGCTAATACTGCATTTCCGATAGCATTAGCATTTTTCATAGCCCAACCGCTTACATCATTTTCGGATATGGCAGCATTGTCAAGCCATCTTTCATACAAATGATTGTCTTTGGATATTTCAATGCCAATCTGTTCTTTTCCTTGATTGATTGCGGTAATAGTTGGCTGTACCATATTCTTATTAACACTCTTAACAACATCCTGTATTGGATTCTTGAATAAATCAGCAAATCCCCAGTCTTTTGTCTGTGCCTCTTGGAAAGCTTCAACTCCTGCTTTTTCAACTTGTGACTGTATGTAGTCAAATGTTGTGTTTATCTGTTTGGTAATGTTGCCTCTTTCCTCAGTCCAGTTAGCATCATATATTTCCGTGAGATTACCAATCCAGTCAAGGTATTGCCCTGCTTCTTCCGGAGTAATTTTTCCGCGCTCCAAAGCACGTTGAGTATATATTTTCCATTCATCAGCTTGCCCTATAAGGTTTTGGTAATATTCGTCAACTTCCGCAAGTTTAGCTTGCCCTGCTTCCGTTATTTGTGCGATTGCCTGTGTGGTTTCTTCAACACTTCCAAAATTGATATTTGTTATGTCCTTAAAGCTGTTTTGCAAGTCAACCTGTCGTTTTATGGCTTCACCGCTTAGATAATTCATGTCATCAAGCAAGCCATTAAGTGCGTCAACGTCTGCTTGCGTAGCTTCGCCGCTAAGCATTTTGTCAAAAATCGTATTAGCTTGCGATTCCATATCGCTGTAAATGCCGTTAAATCTAGCATTAAAATTCGACAATATGGTTGTCATTTCACCCACACTAACCCCTAACTTCGTTGCTGTATCTGCGGACATCTTAGCCAAAGCGTCCCATGCCATATCGGAACTAACATGCAAATCATCGCGCAATGCGGAAGCAAGGTCGCCGACTGCTGTACGCATATCTTCTATATCCGTATCAGATATGTTCTTTAAATCTAAGTTGTCAAACTTGAATTTAAGATTTTCAACTTCTTCACTTGCACTTTGTAAGTTTGTATTTACTCTGTCAAGCTCCGTTGCAAAATTAGCCATATCTTCACTTGACGTTCCGGTTGCATTGATAAGGTCGATTACTTGTTGTGCTATATCGCCTATTGGTGTACCTTGACCATCAAATACACTTGTTTGCGTGAATGTGTCAATGCTGTTCTTATAGGCTTGCTCAATAGATATAATAGCTCCTGCCACCGCTGCTAATGCGCCAACAGCAAGCACAACATAGCCGCCTGTGCTTAATGAAGCTATTGCTGTACCAAGTTTACCAACACCATCACCGACACTAACTGGTTTTGCGTTAGATATTTTCAGAATTGCATCGGCAAATTTGCCTAAGCCAGTATTTATACCACTTGCAATAGTGGAATAAGCTTTAAACGCAAGAAGAGCTGTTAACACACCACCTAAAGCACCGCCCAATGTATGCCACACTGGAGCTGGGACTAAATTAAGCGCCTTGAATAATATTTCTACAGCACCACCTAACAAATTGATAGCAGGTGCGCCAATGTCGGATAAGCCCTCGATGAAATCCAAAAAGCCTGAACCTGTGCCAACTGTAAACTTCTTAGCAAAGTCTAAAACGCTATTAAAGCCGTTTTTAAGCTTTTTCCAGTCAATTTTACTGCCCCATGTTTTAAGCGGTTTGAACATGCGCTCAAAAAAGCCTTGCACTTTATCAGCCCATGCCTCGGCTTTATTCTCCATCTTATCAAAAGCATCGTTCCAAACTTTTTCGTATTCTTCCGTAGCCTTAACAATCTCGTCCGTGAGGTCAATCGTATCACCTGTGCCAGCGGAAGTGCCACTTTTATTCTTGCCAGTACTGTTATTATTAAGTTCGTCAAATCCACGAACACCTTTTTGTGCTTTCTTAGCCGCATCTGCCACGTCATCATAGCCGTCTGCCATATCCTCTAAGCCGTCCGTGGTGTCCTTATAACCATTCTGACCGAAAGCGTCAAAATCAATCTTAACACCCATAAGGCTTGCAACGCCCACAAGCATACGTTTAATTGCAATTGTTGTTCCATTGACAACAGGCATAACCTTTTGAAGGACAGGGATAAACAACTGTCCGAGAACCATACTTGTTTCTTTGATATTTGTGTTGAATTGTCTAATCATGTTGCTTGGACTGCTTATTGTATTAGACAAATCACCCCATGAAACCTTAGACTGGTCAAGTATAGCAAGCACTCTTAACTGCTGCTTTTCCATCTGCGTCATTTCGCTGATAGATTTCTCAACACCTAAGTTGTAAGCGTATGTCTGCAATGTAGCATTGGTAATATCAATACCATACTTGTACAATGCCCTTGATTGACCGATTAAGCCACTTTGTATGTTGGTGGCTACTGCTGAATAGTCTATGTTGAAAAGAGAGCTTATATCGCCTGCAAGCATTGTCATTGACTTTGCTACCGCCGTGGTTGTCTCTCCTGTCTGTCCAAGTGAATTAGTTACCGAAGCAAGCTGTGAAGCAAACTCTGTAACCTCTTGGATATTCAAGCCTAAGTTCTTTGCGCCGTCTGCCGTAAGCAAACCGCCCTCAACATCAACTTGCAATCCCGACAGCTTACCAAGCAATGCACTTACTCTATCTGAAAAGCTGTTCGCATAATCGGTAGCATTGTCATAGCCGAACTTTTCAAAATCCTTGCCCCATTCGGAACCAATCTTGCCAAATGCAACCGCATAATAGTTAAATGCCTCGATGTAATCCGTGGTGCTTTCAATGGATTTCCACAAACTCTTAGCTCCGCGCACAACCATAAAGTATGACGCGTAAAATTTACCGAAAGCCTTAGCCAGTGACCATGTGCTCTTAGTTGCCGTCTGTGCGCTTCTGTGAACCCCATTTAGGCTTCTTTGGATTGTCCGTGAAGCAGAACCTACCCTTGAACCTTGACTGGCTAAATTCGCCAGTGCATTGGTCATCTGAATGACGTTATTACTTACTGTTGGTGCGCTCGCAAGCGTTGTGAGTAAGTTCGTGAGCGAGGTTGCCAACTGCGGCATATTCGTAATTGAGGTTTGAACACTCTTGTTGCCAAGCTTTGCTATGTTCTTAGCGACTTCACCAATCTGCGCCGCATTTTCAGACACCGCCGTAAACTGGTTAAACGCACTAGCCGTGGAATTAAGTGAGCCTGCAACCGTATTAAGTGCTGAACTGTCGACGCTTGCTATCTTCCCGATGTTTTTCGCAAGCCTTGTGAAGCTTGCCGTGCCTACATCGTTAATAGCTCTCATGGACGCACTTAGGTTAGTGACGTTCATTGACAACGTATTAAGTTCTGAACCATTAACACGTCCAAGTGATGTTGCAAGGTTGCCAAGTTTAGTTATGAGGTTATCTATCGCCGTGTTTGCTTTTTGAGCGTTCGCTTGAAGCTTTATCTCCAAGCTGTCTATCTCTGCCACGCTCTCACCTCCTTGCTAAAAATAAAAGCGGTACAGATTACTCCGTACCGCCTACTTTGTTCTTTTTATTTCGTTCAAAATTATCCTGCATAGACAATAAGCTTTGCAGGAACTCTTGTCTTTTCTTCTCGGCAAGTTTTTCTTGCTCAACCGGGTCCTGCTCAGCATAAATTGATTGCTCAGGATATTCAACCTTGCCTTTACCCCATGCACCGCCTCTTGTTCCGATGATGATTGCCGGTATGCCGTATTGGCGTGTCCACATCCACATTTCCCGGTCACGCTCTTTGCGCCGCAATTCTTCGCCTTTAAGGCAGTATCCGAGTGTCTTAGGTGTGAGCTTCTTGAACTCTTCAAGGCTGATTCCAATTGAAAAAGCAAGTGGGAAGTATTCTTCCCATATCAGCTTGTGGAAGTTTACTTCTTTGACTTTTCTTTCTGTATCTTCTCTAACTGTTCCGCCGCCGACTTGTTCATCTCCTCTACTGTCTGCGCCAAGCCGCTCAATTCGAAAAAACCATCGTCCGCCATAGCGGTTTTAATATCCTCGAATAACTGATAATAGCCGTACTTGTTATCTGCCTTTCTCTTCTGTGTAATATATGCTCTTGTTAAAGTCTTAGCTTCTGCTCTTGACACTGCATTGTGCTCTAAGCATCCGGCATAAAAAGCCATCTGACATACTTCGCTGTAATCAGCCACCATCTTAGCCGCACCGTTAGATGTTGCGGTAATCGTGTTTCCGGTTTCCTTGTAAATGTATGCACCTGTCATATAATCGAACATCTTCTGAACAATGTCCTTATTCTCTGCCGCATCAAAGCCAAACTCCAACTTATATTCCTTGTTATCAATATCGAATGTTATCATTATGCTCTCCTTTTCCTCCTATGCTTGCCATAGGAAAAGGGGCAGTCCGTAGACCGCCCTTCTCTGTCAAATAATTACTTACTTGCCGTATATTGACAAGTAATCATCGGCTGTATCGTCATTCAGTACAGCCATATTAGCTGAATGACTTACTATTCCCCCGGCGTAAGTTCCACCTTTGTGTCAAGCCCCTTGTATTCCTCAATTATGAGGTTGAACTCGACTGTCAACAGACCGTTCTGGTCGATTGTAGGATGTGGAACATCCTCTGGTGGTTGAGCAACAACAAAAAAGCCCTTGGTAATGCCCGGAATTACGGTCTCAAACCACATGCGTTTGCCACCTGTTAGTGCCTTATATGCAGACATGAGTGTTTCCCATTCTGCCTCTGTCGCGTCGGTAAGGTTGACTGTAATAGCCCACGTTCCGCCGGTATCAGCTCTACCCTTTATGTTTCTTGTAATTGCATCTTCGAGAGCGGACGCGTCAATGTTCTCTTGGTCGATACTAATTCCGGCAATGGAATTAATTCGCGTAAGCTGTGTGAATGTTGTTGGCTTAGTTCCGGCTGTTGTTTCTGTGCCGTAACCGAACGTAACACCTAATGTAGATATACCTGCTACTGCCATTTGTATTCCTCCTTAAAAATGAAAATAAAAAAGAGCTTCATCAGCTCTTAATTACAACAATTTGTCATTTGCACCGATAACACGATTAAAACGTGCGGTGCTTCTATATATTTTGTCTGAATATGTTAGCTCAGGCATCGGCTTGGCTCCAAATCGTAATTCCTTGAACGCTTCGGCAACTTTAGCCATAACCCAACGTGCATCTGAACCGCTAGTGTTTGTTGTTACATCAACCTGCACCGTCACGAGTAAGCCGTTAATTGTCTGTCCGTCAAGTGTCTGCCCCTGTTCGGTCGGCGCTAACATGTGAATGTACACCGTAGGGAATGCTGGTGGACTGTCGCTTTGCCCTTTATCGGTATACAGCAGATTATGATATTTTTTCTGAATTTCCGAATACGTTTTGCTCTTGACAATAGAATATATTGTAGTCTCAATGCCATAAGCCCATGAATTTTCGCTTGCCATCAGCCAAATACCTCCTTTGCGGTACTTACAACGATTGACTTCAACTCATTTGCGGTGTTATACATGAATGGTCTTGACGGCATACCCTCAGTAAAATACCAGTTGCCGTCCTTTCCCTTATAGAACCAACCATAGCGACCATCGGCAAGCTGCCGAATGGTTTTACCGCTTGCATATTGCCAATCAACGCCCTCAGGCAATGTTCCCTTATATGGGGTTGCCTTGCCGATAATTCCCGTTCCAAACTCGACAAAAACGGCATGCTCGCTGTCTGCTACAACAGTCCACACACCGCCACCTTTTATACTGCCCTTGTATTCGGAATGAACGCTTTGAAGCAATTCGGATGTGAATATTGCGTCAAGGTCTGCAATCTGCACTCTTGCAATTTCTACACCCTTTTCCGCAAGCTTTTCCGCAAGAAGCTGGCATTTATATGTCAAGCTGTCTTGATAGCTCTGCAAGGCTTTAATTGCGTTCTGAATGGAACTTTGCGAAAGTGGATTAAGCGTAATCTTATGCTTTGCCATTACTTTGTCCTCGCCTTTAGTACATACTTGGTCGATGTAAGCGACGGCTTAACACCCACAATGATGAAATCCGATGTAAGCTCATCAACATGTGCCTTATCCTCGTCCTTATAACCAACCTCGCTGTCAAGCCATATAATGTCGCCTTTGCCAAATGGAAACTTGTTGCGGTCTGTAATCATAACTGCGTCAAAATCAGCTACATCGAAGCCGTACTCCTGCGCCTGTGCTTCACCACCACTAAATGATATGTTTGCCCGGAAGTCAACCGGCAAGGAATAACCGACATATTCATCTTTGATACGAGGTATCTTATTACCCTCGCTGTCAAGGTACGGTGTAAAGTTGCCCTCACTGTCGGTATAGCCCTCATATATGATATTGCCGTCATCGTCAGTCTCATAGATGGTTACACGCTGTCCTTGCCGTGAACACTTCATGTTTTGCTTGTTAATTTCAAGCATTTTTCTTTACCTGCTTGTAAATTTGATTTACACCAGTGCTGGACAGTCCCGACACAATACCTACTGCTATTGCATTGAGAACATCTGTTGCTGGGAAATCAGGTATTACATACATTCCGACAACGCCTAAGATGCCACCTGCAATGCCGACAATTATAGGAATGAAATTATCCTTAATCTGCGGAATTACCTTGGCTCCTAAGCCTATCAGATATGTAATTACAACGATTGCAACTACTGTTGATACCTGTGTGAAATCCATGTCTTAGTCCTCCTTATCACTGTTAATCCTTGTTTCAAGCCCATCTATTCTGTGATGAGCCGACTTGACGCTCTCCTCAACCTTGACAATTCGGTTATCATGAGAATTGATTTCTTTTCTCATTTCTGATACCTCGTTTTTTGTCTCGGTTGTATTACTTGATATAGTGTCAAGCTTTATGTTTATCCGTGTGTTCTCCCGAACGCGTTCCGTAAGCTCTGAATTATCGGACTTTTTGTTATTCTTTAAGTTAAAAGCTAAAGTAAACAGCCCGAAAAAGACGGAAAAAGCAACTGATACGATGCTTATAATTACTGCTGTTGGCATTGATATACCGCCTTTCGTATAATTTTGGCACACCGCCCACCACCCTTAATGTGTACCGCCTGCTATCATATTGCCGACATCAGCAACATGATAACGCACAATCTTCTTATTATTTAATGCCCTTTAGGCTCTGTTAAAATACTTTGACCAGTGGAAATACCCCGGCAAGTAAATCATTGCGGTTTTTCCAAGTGCGGTTTACACCGCCCTCGTTCATACTCGCCATGTAGTTCTCACCAGCTTGCGAATGGTCATACACGGTGAGATTAACAATGACGTTTTCATATTTAGTCATGTCATTGTCAATTTGCTCTTGTGTATAACTACTCGGATAATTCCTTAGGCTGATTATTTCCTGCCTTGACTGCTCAATAAGCTGTTCAATTAAAGGATTGTCCTCAATGTTATCAAATACCACAACATTAGTCGTGGTGTCGCTATCATCATTCTTGACTGTATCAATATGGTATTGGTGAAGTCTGATTTTGACCTGCTCTAATGTTGTGTACATGACTAACCTCCTATAAATTGAACCTCTCAATTAACAGCTTTTTGAGTTCTGCACCGCTTAACAGTTCGGCACCGCCAATGCCCTGTTCCTTGGCAAGCGTCTGTAAATCTGCCGTACTCATGCGGTTAATGTCGGTCTTGGTGTAATTACTACTTTTTCTTTCGTTTCCAACCACCTTAATAAGTGGTATTCCACGCAGATTGTTACAGGTTGACAGCTCTTCTAATCTCTTGTCAGAGACTTCAACGCCTTTCCGGGGAAATATATCTCCCGGAATATAGACGTGCGAATTATCCTGTAAATCCGCGAATAATTCTGTTACCTGATACATCTACTGCCTAAGCTCCAACAATAGACGAAATAATAACGCCGTCTATTCTCTCAGCAAAAAGAGTAAGACCCGACGCAACAACATCCTCCGCTGTCATGTGTGGATAGTCAGGAGCTTCATGGATACCAATAAGCCCGGTTGCATCCGATGTAAACGTAAATGCTTCACTAAGGTCTGCACCATTTACCGGGATATAGTAAAGTACAAGGTTCTGCTTAGCGGTCGCGTATATCTTCCCCTTGGTTACAGAGCTGTTGAAAATAACAGTTCCAAGTCCGAGGAAGTTTTCAACGTAGCTCATACCGAAAGCGTTCTGGGTGATAATAGTTGCATCACCAAGATAGTCAGCCGCATCAAGCGGATTCATGAAATAAACCGCCTCTATCTCGTCATCCTCGAACTTGACCTGTAACTGCCCCCACGCCTGAGCAATAGCTTTCTGGAATGTCGCTCCGCTTGCTGTTCCTGTTCCTGTTGCAAGAAAAGTGAAGAAATCCTTACGAATACCCTTCTGGACATCCCTGAGCAGTGCGTCCGTAGTCATTTCAACCGCCTGGTCATATCCCTTCTCAATAATCGCCTCTGCCGACGTTGCTTTTCTCCACTTCTTGAGCTCAATTTCCTTGTAAGATACAGCCTCTACTGTATAATGAGAAAGCGGAATTAATTCGCCCTCTCCAACCTTGCCGTCTTCGAGTGTTCCACTCGCCTTGTAGGTCTTTAACACCGTTCCTGCTACCTTGGGAATTTTGCGGGTCACGCCAAGTGCTTCCATTAACTTCTTAATTGAGTAGCCGAACATTTCGACAAACTCAACTTCCCTTGCTCTTGCAAGGTCTTCCTTCTTGATTAATCCTGTTTCTGCTGCCATATTTATCTGTCCTCCTAATTAAATAAGCTCGGATTCATCGCAATAGCTCTTCTACGCTCTGCTCTGTCCGGGATTGCCATTATTTGTTCCTTTGTCATGCCTGAATATTCACCGCCGACATTCATTCTTGGTCTTGACTTCATCCATTCAGCTTTAGCCGCTGTGGTAGCTGCCTTAACCTCATTGTCAATCAATGCTGCAATAGCACCGTGGTCTCCATCCGCAACCGCCTCAATCATGCTTTCAATCGCATTTTCGGACGAAAAATTTCTATACGCCGCAACCGCCTTAATGTGATTAAGTTCTTTAACCGTCGCCTCGTACTTCTCATTCTGAATACGTTCTGCTTCCGCCTTAGCTTCTGCTTCCTGCTCTTCTGCCGTCTGCTTGGCTCTCAATGCCTTGGTTACATCTCCTTTTTCCTTGAGTGCCTTGTCAAGTGCCTGCTTGTTCTTGGCGTTGGCTGCTCTTTCCGCTGCTAACTGCGCCAAAAGTTCTTCAACTGTCGGCTTGTTATCGCTATCAGACTGAGGAGCTGTTTCTACTGCGTTTGTCTCTGTTGCATTGGTTGAATTAGTTACTTCTGTTTCCATGATATGTACCTCGTTCTTTCTGTGTTTTATTGGCTTCTCTGCCGCTTGTGTTTTACCCACTTCTCTGTGCAATATAAAAAGCCATTAGAACAGTTCCTAATGGCTTGATAACAATAATTATTTGGTTGTCCTGTTTTTATCAATTAGTGGACTGTTGCTAATTTGGTCTGACAAGTCCTGCATTGTTCTACCACTGTTTGGCGATACAGTATTGCTATTGCCAGACGTAATCTTGCTTTCCTGTATCTTACAGACTGTGTCTTTACTTGCTTCCCATACTTCATTAGGGTCATCAAATATCGGGATAGCATTAAGCACCTTGCCGCCGTTAAGACCAATATTGATAAGCGTGGCAATGCTGTTAGCTTTTGTTGACAACTCATATAATTTCTGACGCTTGATATTTACCTCAATGTCGCCAAGGTTTAGTTGTCGTAATGGACTGTCCACAGGCAAAAATGAACTATTTTGCAAAGCGGCAAGCACAACCTCTAGCTCGTCTATCTTGCAACTTTCGGTTATCATTTGCTGTTTAGATGCAGCTGCCTCAGCATGGTCCCAACCGGAAGCGTTGTTGGATGCAACACCTGTCATATTAGAGGCATTGCTGTTGGTTAATGGAACATTGCATTTTTCTAATATTTTGTCCCTGCGGTACTGAATATTATTAAGCATACCTGTGTAATCGTAATTGATAGTAAGTGGTTCGACCATTGGTGTTTTGCCATTTTGCGATGTATAGGTCTGTAACCATTCACCTGATTTAGGTTTCCTAACTTCTTCTGTTGCTGTTCCATCTTCGCTTTTGTTGAAAATAGTTGGAAATTCCACATCGTTAGTGTGCCATACAGCTTGCGTGTTTTGTTCGACATCGTTTGTGAAGTCGGAAATCAACAAATTAAGGTTATCCATTTCGGACAACTGGTGTTCCCACACGCCCATGCGGTCATACGAACGAAAATATTCAACAATCGGCACAACGCCTAACGGATTTACTTCGCCGCTGCGCTGTTGATGCTGCCACGCCTCTTTTTTTGTATAATCTCCGTTGGAAATTTCTTGAAGATTGATAATTTCAAATCTGTAATCTTTAGTAATACAAGTAAAATATGTATTACCAGTTGTATTACTGTGTCTGTATGTAACTCCCATCATCGGTCGTTTGTCTGAATAATAGCTTGAACGAATAATGCACGATGTTCTTGGGTCTAATACATCAAGGCTAAAATAACATTTTCCCGGTTTCCATTCGGTGTTTACATCAATTAGCACATTACATGTAGCGCCTATCTCAACAAATCTTCCTATTTCTTGTGTCTTGGACTTGATTTTAGCAAGCTCATATTGCTTGTTAAGTTCTGTTATTCCTTCGGCAATAATGTTATTAACGCTATCGCCGTTCTGGACTAAACTTATCGGATTTCCCCATGCATAAGAAGTCCAAAAATCCGAAACTTGATGAGCCACATTATCTGAACATTCACAATCAATATCCGGTCTATATGTCTTAGCAGTTTTACGAATTATCGGTTGCTGTCCGTTGTCATAATCAAGTAAGAATTGTATTTGAGTTGCGTTTTGTATGTGAGCCGGAAAAACATTACGCAATACATCTAATACATTCTCGTATGTAATTTCCGGTTCCTCTGTAAATAAGATATTGCGTCCTCTCTGCATTTTAACTTCTCCTAAAGATATGTCATGCCGCTTGCTGTTCGCCTTGGCTCCCACGGCTTAATATCCGTAATGCCTGTGTCTGTATGGTATACAATCTTTTTGTGACACTTACGGCATCCGACAATTACATTGCTTGAATACTTTCCGTCCCACTCCGCAACTCTGCGGTGGCATTGCGGACAGTATATTGTGTATTTATTTGATTTTGTCTTTTTCTTCATAAAACCCTCATTTCACGCAAAAAGCACCATTGCAAAATGCAACAGTGCTTCTTTCAAGGAGATATTAAGCTATCAAGAAACTTTGTTATTTCTTTCAAGTATAATAATATCGCAGAAAAAGCGGACATATCGGACAACTTTTATTTTTCGACATATCTTTTATAAGCTTTTCTCACGCTGTCTTCTGTGTTACCGCCACCAATACGGTCTGCAACTTGGTTCCACGACATATCTTCAAGAAATCTAAGGTTAATTATTCTTCTAATGCGACTATCCGATACGCTTGCAATAAATTTCTCAACCTCATTTGTCCGTTCAAGCAAATCTTCCTTTAATAGTTCAAGCGTAGCTTTGCGTGAGTAAAGAAGTGTTCTTTTATGGCGATATTCAGGAAACGGTATGCCTTCAATTTTGAAGTGTTGCTTACCACCGTTACCTCCTGTGACACTATCAACAACACATTCACCATCTTCAATCCTCAGGATATCACTTTCAAGCTTTGCAATTTTGCTTTCGATTTCCTCGATTTCTTTTTTTAAGTCGAGATATTGAGTTAAATCCTTGTCTGTCATGGTGTACCTCCTATATAGGACTTGATATAATAGATGCTTTTCGTTTATGCGAGTAAATCATGTCACATAACTGTGCTGTAGAGTCTACTCCATCATCATGCTTCATCTTTCCTTCATAAGTGCATGAAAGAATATTTTGAAAATATTTTCTGTATTCTTTGGTTTGGTACTTCATATCTACGAAATGTAATCTTCTGATATCTGGAGCATGATTTTTAATTCTGTCCATTTTGGCTGTCTGATTGTCCGCCGGGTCGTGACTTGTCAATATTGGATAGCCATCTTTTTTCCATATATCTTCACATTCTAGACGATAGCCAGATGTTGTTTTTGTTTCTTCAAAATGCACTTCTGCCGTTTTTCTTGGAAATTTATCTAGGTGGTGTTCTATTCTACTTGTTACTTCCGGAATTGTAATATCCTTATCACCATCATTGTAAACAACATCAGGAACATAATATTCTCCACTGATTTCATAGCAAATAGGCATTGATACAAAATCGCCGCCACCATAAGCGGGGTCATTAGCAGCGAATATTCTGTCAGGTTTTATTCCTTCAATTTCTTCTGGTTTAAAAAAATTCATAGTATCAACATTAAACATTTGTCCTTTACGTTCAATCGGTTCTTGTTGATACTGTGCAAACCATGAAGCCATATCATCATTGCTTTCAAATGAAGCCATTCTTCTTTTATAGTCCTGCGTTGTATAGCCTAACTTGTAAGGATAATCAAAATTGCTTTCTCCATCTTCGTTAAGTGCTGGAATAATAATTTCCCTATGCCTTACGGTGGCATATTCCGTGTCGTTTTCAAGCAATGCTAATCTTCGTCCTTGCACGTCTCTTGGAGCCCATCTTGTACCAATTCCCATCAATTTAGCTTTCCCTGGCTTAATTCTAGGCATATAGTTATTATCAAATTTAGTCCAAACTGTGTTTTGCCTGTCTTCACTCAATGCTTCATCAATACCGCTGAATAAATCATCATATATTCCAAGCCCATCACAGTCACAAGCTCCGTTTAGCGTTCCATATATGGAACGCATTGTGAATGTTGGGTATGTTTTTTTTCGATTTATGTCAATAGTAAGGTCTTTTCCGTCCGTCAAGCCTTTTGTTGTGTTATCAGGATAGATTTCGGCGTATGTATATGTTGGGTCAGTAATCATTTCTAATGTACCGTCATAAAATCCGCCTGTTATCTTGTCGGAATAAGCTGAATAAAGATTAGAGCGTTCTGGTCTGTTAGAACCAAACCACAAATTCCCCATCTTAACTATTTGTGTCTTACCAATACGTCCGGGGCAAAATACCATACCCTCGTCAAGTTTATCATCATATAGGTCCTGAATAAGGTCTGCTACCTGCTTTAATGGATTTCTTCTTGGAAGATAAAATCTTTCCCATGGACTTCTGTTTTTTTCCATGTAAAGCATAAAGCTCTCAAAAAGATAATGGCTTTCAAGTAACAATAAACTAAAGTATTTATCTCTTATTGAATACGGTGTGGTTTCGTTCTTGAATTGATAATAATCCAAGTCCCATATAGTCATCTTTGCTAAATTAAACACATAATGCTCTATAAGCTCCTTAGCACGTTTTGAAAGTACCAAGCCATACTCTATATCCTTTTCGTTCAAATAAGCTGTTCTTGACGCTTCTATATATGCGTCAATGACCGTATCATCAATTCCGCTCTGTGTTATGTAGTTTTCATATCCTTGGATTGTTTTTTTTAGATAATCAGATGCCAAAAGAAAAAGCACCTCGCTTTCGCAGCAAAGGTGCTTATAGACCTCTGCCTATAATTGTTTTAGGTTAGCACCGCAAATCTCTTATGCGGCGGTAATATATTATTTATTTAATATCAATATTTGGTATTAATCTTTCAGGGTAAAAAACTAATTCATAATGATACTTATCTGTTCCAACCGGTTCTGTTTGCTCCATAACATAACAAGTCCAATCGTTAAGATATATATTCTTTATAATATGTGTTCTCGCCTGTTTTGATAGTAACTACAAGTTCATTACTACTGTTATTGCTAAGGCTCATGTATCCCTCTGCCTGCAACATAATTGTATCTGTTCTTGCATTTGTAACTGTAATTTTTCGATAGAGATTGAACTCATCTCCATCTTTTGACAGATTGTGGTTTACGACATCTGCAGTTCTACAACCAACCATTCCAAGTGCAATGCAGATTATCATTCCTAATACTAAAATTTTCTTTTTCATAAAATCTCCTTTCATTTTATACACAACACTTTTTCAGAAACTTCAATACATTCTTTTCTCTTCTCGTCATTGGTGCATTTGCCATCTGCATTGTATCGGCATGAAGCTAAATTACACTTTTTATTTTCATAAGCATTATTTACATTATCAATCCATTCACGAAAAGGGATATTATTGATTTTGACATCGTCTAATGCCTTGTCAGCCGCTTCTTGTACTATTTCCTGTATTGATATTTTCACATTTCCACTCCTAGCAATTTATTTTGATACCCTCTGTCAATATGCCGGTTTTATTCTCATTCAGAATTGTGTTTCCATTTTCATCCATTTTATGCCAACGTGCATCAACTCTAATCATCGGACTCTGGTTTGAATGGCCGATAAAATGTAACTCCATATCCGTGCAGTTTACCTTTTTGCCGTCAATAAATATTTGTGCAGTTTTGCCGTCAGATATTATCTTAATTTTTTCTTCCATTACTTATAAACCCCTTTGCTTCCTCAATTATCTTAGAGTCTCTGGCGGAAGTCATTTCAGAGTGGCTTTGTGGCAGTCTGCCAAACTTTTCCAAAGCGTATTTTTCTACCGCTTCCTTGGAAATATCTATACCAAAATCTCTTAATGCTTCTTTAGGTGAAGATTGATACTTGGATAAAGATTTGTCAATGTTATTCATTTCTCATAAACCTCTAATCATTCCTAGCAGCTCTGCACACACGAGTATTGCATCTCCTTGAATATCTAATACGCATTACAGAATCATGTATAAGGTCCGGCATATACCCCAACTCTAAAATATTTTTTGATATTCCTCTTGCTTGCTTAATGCTATTGAGTAGTGGCATGTTTAAATCTCTTCTAAAGTGCTTAAAGTACGAAAAGAACCATTCTTTTTGTGCATATCTTATATTGTGCCTTATTCTGCTATTAAGTTGCAAACAATGAAGTATTTCTTTAATCTTGCTCATTCTTTATAAACCTCTTAAAATCTTCCATGCACTCATTACATAAATCGTAGGTTATATTAAAAATGCCGTTTCTTGTGATTGAATTCGTACACAACAAGCCTGCTTTTATTTCTTTTCCGCATCTGTCGCAAGTGCGCCATTCTTTTTGATGTTTCATTCTTTCACCAACTCTCTACCGCACATTGGGCAGTAAGATATTTTTGTTTCTGCTTCTAACGGAATGAGCCCGACAAAATGTCCGCTTTGCAAAGTTGCAAAAAACTTTAAGGTGTTGCCGTTTACTATTGTGGAAGTAACCGTTACAGTTCTGTCTTTATATACTTTTAAATCAGCAATTATAGCTTTAGATTTACCTTTACAAAACTTACACATATCGCACCTCAAATCTTCGTAAAAATCTCCAAATCATAATTATCTCTGATATAGTCAACAACTTCCTGCAATTTGCTCTTTACAAATTCATCTTTCGCTATGTCTGGATGACAATACATTGTGCAACTGTCTTTCTTACCTTGTGCCTTGTATTTGCGGTAATCAAACATCATCGTAAACAATGGTATTCTCTTTAAGTTTTTAGTTTTGCATCGAATGTACAGATTTGCTAATCTCCTCAAACTCATTCACCTCGTTCACTGTCAATGCCAAAATAAAACCACAGTTATCATATTTCTTTCCGAGTTCACTACTTTCTGCTACTATTTCAGCCCACATCTTATCATCGGCAAATTTTATCTTGTCGATGTACTTCTTGTGGAATGTCCATATATCTCTATACATGCCAAAATAGTCCATCGTAGTCCTCCGTAATTTGATTTTGATTGAAAAATTGATGTGGTGTGGATTTGCACCACACATAATATACAATAGGCGTGTACCGACGCCTCGTTTTACCCTTCGTGCAAGTCTATGGGAACATCTTCCAAACTTTCCGCATCCATTGGTATAATGGGTAGCATTGCTTTTGCAACCAATTAAGGGGATGTTTCACGCTATCTCGCTTGCATATATCGTTACGCAGTCTCACCGAGCGAAGTCTTGTATATCTGATTATCGTCTACCTTTTCCGCCACACATCAACTCGCATACCGGTTGGTTTTAGGATAATAAAGGTAACCAACAACTCTATTTCCATTTCACTTGTATGCGAAACGCCAACAACAGGATTTGAACCTGTACAACATTTCTGTTGGACGGCTTAGCAAGCCGCTGTGATACCATTACACCATGTTGGCAAATAATTAGCTGGCAAGGTTGGGATTGAACCCACGACACGTCGGTTAACAGCCGATTGCTCTACCAACTGAGCTACATGCCAATAGACAGTTTATGTCTAAATGACGCATGAGAGAATTGAACTCACGCCTCCGCCGTGAAGGGGCGGTGTCTTAACCACTTGACAAATGCGCCATGTCCGCTCTTTGTTTTACTTGCCGAACGGCAGCAAGGCTACACGAAAATTGAATCAAAAAGGGGTATTGCTTTGTGCCTCATTCGAGGCAGTCGGAATAGCAGGATTTGAACCTACGACCTCTCCATCCCAGGTGGAGCGTTCTGCCAAACTGAACTATATCCCGTAAGTGCAGACTGGGCGACAGCGAGAACCAGCAGCGTCGCAAGCTTCCCGGCTTATGTTGTCCGCACTGTTGCTATTCTTTTAGTATGTTATGGAACACTGGGGAACTACAGCAACAAAACCCGTAAACCTATCGAGCCTTGTGACGGCTCTTAACAGCATTCCGCTAATAGGTTTCGTAAAGGAGGTTTTACGTCACATGACAATGTGAGTAAAACAGTGGTCATAAATGACCAAACTGGGCTAGTCGGATTCGAACCGACGAATACAGCAGTCAAAGTGCTGTGCCTTACCGCTTGACGATAGCCCAAAAATTACATGTCTTTCAACATCTGTATAAGCGCTCTTATGGCTATGGCGAAAATTATTATGAGCACCATTATTATGCCAATTATAAATATACCTAAAGTTGTCAAACCGAGAAATCTAATTATCCCCATTGCCTTTATCATACCTTTCCTTGTGTTTAAATTGACATCTAAGCATATCTGCCACATGCTCGCGCTCTGTGCCTATGCCGTGACCTTTGATGAACAGCACGCACTCAAATACGCTGCCGCAACGTGAGCACTCATCATTTATCTCTCTGCCTTGATATTTCATTTAACGACCTCTTTATTGCCTCGTCTAAGGCTTTTTCCGACTGCCTAGCACCCAAGTTCATACCGAAGCTGATTACCTTGATTAAAACCGATATACCGATTGCCACAAAGCACCATGCAGGAGCTTCAAGCATACATAAAATTCCAAATACTACCAAATCCGTTATCATATATCGTCCTCCGTCCTATTGTTAGCTCTGAATGCGTCAAAGCCCTTAGGGTAACGTGCCTTGAGCTTGTCAATGTTTTTCTGCATGACATCATCAAGTGTAAATCCGCAAGCGTCACATATCATCGCCAAGTACCATGCGCAATCACCTAGCTCCTTTTTGAGATGTTCAAGGTCTATGCCTTTTTCGTGGAATATGCCTTTCTTTATGAGGTCTGAGACTTCTCCGGCTTCACCAGTAAGCCCTAATGCTCCATTAAGCAACTGTGATACCAATATGTCGCCCTGATTTGCTATTGCGTCCTCTAAACGCAGCCTATTAAGTCCGTCGTTGGTTCTCATTGCCAACTGCTGATATTCATTGCCTGTCACTTTACTACTCCTCCGATTAAAAGTCTAAAAGTCTCCTTACCTTTTACAGTTACATAAGTCTGAACATTCGAATAACCAAAAGGTGTCGAAAAATCTTTCAACTGGAACAATCCGTCTTTGCGATACTTTTCGTAAGGCTTCAATGAATTGTGCTTATCTCGGTACAGATAGCCATTTTCCACAAGCCATTGCGTGAACTGCTGCGGCGGAATGTGTAACTCTTTTGCTGTGTCTCTGAAAGTTGTTAAAAGCTTGCTATCCACAAGATTGTCAAAATATTCCGCTTTGGGCTTCATCTCAGCAATCTTTGCTTCTTTCTCCTCAATAATCTTATTTGCGACAATCAAAGCGTTTGCAACAATCTGTTCCGGTGTCATCTGCTCCTGATTCTGTATGTAACCGCCGTTCTTGCGGATAGATGGTAAAACCTCAGATGTAACCCAATGTCTAAAGCTCTTCGCTGTTGGTAGTCTGCTTCCAAATACCAAATCATATAATCCTGATTCGTTAATTGCTATCATTTGTTGTGTGTGGTTATTCGCGTCTGAGACACCCGTTATAATGGTGTCCTCGTCATTCACATTTGTTTTAATCGCGTCATACGGTTTTGCATACCCTAATGATTTTGCAACATCAGTTCCTACGAACCACGGCTCATCATTAATCACAACCGTTCTAATCGAACCAAATTCCGGGTTTTCAAAGATTTTTAAATCATTCATTGCTTATACCTGCCTTTTCGATATTGCCTTAATGTTATGGCATGAAAACTGTTAAGGCTTACAGCTTGTCAGGTGTACATCCCTATCCATGCCATGAGGGGCTTTTTATTTTTGTCGGAGTTTAGAGGACTTAGAGGGGGCATATCCGGCAACCATATAACCCCCACCCCGGCTGGTCCCGTGCCGCCAATTTGTTTATACACAATTCCCAAACAATTCATACAATATCGTTATCGCTTCATTACGTTCCGTCCAACTATTCGTTAAACCTAACTTTTGCGAATAGTTTACAATAGGCTGTAAATCCGCAAACCCTTGTAAATAGGGCATTTGTGAATTGTATTAAATTGTGTGACAACTGTCTGTGACAAAACATCAATTATCACTGTCTATCACTGAGCTATTATCTGACAGCTCAAGCGGTCTTGGCTGCTGTCCAAGCTGTATCAGGGCATCGGCTCCGAGTGCTTCGGCTGGCTTCTCAACCTTGACACCTGGCATGTTCCAGTGATGGACCTTGTTCAGCTTCGGCAGTATCTTCATGGGATTATAACGCCGGTCCTTCATCAGGTTGAACAAGCTCTCCTCATTATCCTGCATGATTTTTTCGTGCAAATCCGAACGCTGTGAGCTTAGCGCCCCACTCTCCCAGTCATACAATGTCTGTTTACCTATACCGACCATATCAGTAAATCCCTTAATAGTCACTTCTTGACAATGACTATTACATAAACGCTTATATATATTATTATAAACATACTCTACTTTACTAATGTCATAATCATTATATAATGGGTTATCTTTTTTGAGAACTTTCTTACATGGAGTAAATAAGACTATATTAAGTTCTGTTATAATGTCAGCCCATATAGACGGGTATATATCATTTTCATCAATACCATGTCTATTACAGTAATCAGTGACTATATCGCTAGCGACTATACGCATATCGTCTACTGTTCTAATTGTCTGGGTATCATATATAATATTATTATCATTCATGATATATTCACCTCCACTGCTATAATCTCCGGGTTATCTCTCACACTGATATTATCATAGCACTTGTTATAAGCCTTGCCTATATCGAAAATCTATATAAAATATAACTTTGGGGTATTTGAGCATAGTACTTTGGTACTAATCGCATATACAGTATATAATTATATACTCTTTTAAAAAACTGATTATTTATTTATACATTCTCATTAATCTTACCTTGTCTAATCTTATCTAGTCTTCTCTAGGCTACACTTTGTTGACAGTTTGTATACAGATTTTATCACGTTAATGCAATGATGTGGGCTGTGTTCATCTGCCCAGCAGCCCTATGTATTAATAAATATAATATAAGGGCTCAGGCTCTTAATCTATGACAGTAAATTTTATAATAATATACGATACATAAATAACTTAAAGACATGGGATTAAATAAGATACATTGTTAAGATATTAACAGAACGACAAAAAGACCAGATAACGAATTGTTATTGGTCTAAAATTATAAGTGTGTGAGATATGCGGTTGTCAATGTGCTATTTGCGATACTGCCATGAGTTCTTCGCCCTCGCCCGTCTATGATAATACCAGTTAGCCGTGGACTTGTCAATGCTTAAAATACATCAATATACTATCTGATACGTTGACAACCAGCCGTAAATCATGTATGCTATGAGAGCTGGAAGTGCCGACCGTTAATGTCGCTTGGTATCGTTGTTTAATCGGTCGTGACTTGGCAGGAGCCATTTATTATTTAATTTAATAGGCACTTTACAGCAGAAAACGAACCGGGAAAGTTCTTAACCTCGCCCGGTTCGTTTTTTTAATGCTCAAAATACTTTAAATCGCTGTACAACATTTCAGTGTCGCGCTCGTCCTCGCACTGGTCAGCGGTACATCTTATCAGCGTCGCCAGCTCATCAACAAAATGCTGCGCTCCCTCGTCTCGTATCTGCTCTGCTGTTAAATTGAAAGCCCAGCTTACATCAAGTCCACCCTCGGCATTGTCGCAGGATTCATACCAGTAGCCGCAGCCCTCCGTCGTGCTGTAGAAGTGATATTCATTAAGCCCGCCCCATTCTCTTGTATCCTCTGCAAACTGTAAACAACTATTAACGTACTCCTTAACTGTCATGATTTTATTCCTCCTGAATTTTAATTTTTCGTGTAGCAAACACACGTTCGGAAATTCTTATCTTCTCCCTTCCGACATCATTATAATATCATAAGTGCATTAGAATGTCAAGTATATAAGTGCATTATTTTTAATTATTTTTATACTTTTCAATTCGCCCAAGCTCCGCAGCAACTACCTCCTTAATGAATGCGCCCGGCTTGTCAATTCCAAGCTCCGCCATTTTGGCGCGGGTCCCTGCTGGAAATATGACATTAATGCGGTCGTTGTTCTTCTCGTACCGCCGTACAGCGTCGCGCTGTGACTGTGGCGTTTTAGGTTCGTCTATTTTATTCATATAATAATGCCTCCTGTCTTTTAATGCTCATATTATAATATAAGTGCATGAGATTGTCAAGATTATAAGTGCATTATACACTTTGCACAACATATAAGTGCATTATTTGTGAATGTTGCATATTGTATAAGTGCATTATATATGCTATTATAATATCAACGAAAGGGAAATAGAACAGATACAGAACATGTGTTTGTTGTACCCAAAAACAAGGAGGTAGGCAATGACAACTGAAATAAGAAGTTTTAAGCAACAGGTCAAAGAGCAGATGTTTAAAACATTCGGATTCGCCCCGAAAATGTCAGAAATCAGTTTATTAGAAACAGGAAGTGAAGGAATGTATTTAACTAGTGCGGGTTTCGCCGTTAATGGGAAAGGCTATTGTTTTAATCGCTTAGTCAGCGATGGCGAAGTTGTTAAAAACTCAGATTACGATTTAGTGAACTAATCAAGTGGCGGCAGGTGCCAACGTGGGCGGTTCGATTCCGCCCGTCACTTTTCAGCCGATAAAGTCGGCTAGATAATTAAATATATGGAGGTATTAGAATATGAAGAAACTAGACATTTATAATTGCGATGACGTATTTGCGTCTAGCAATGAAATTATGGAGCTTGTAGCCAAAAAAACAGCTACAAGCGAGGCACTTATGTTGACTTGCCTGTCAAAGGGTACAACTGAGATGCTGGCTTATGCAGTCGCTGGCTGTGTCGACCACGCATTGATGGGAGGGTTAGCAGCTTCGATAGTTGCCGGCGACACTTGGCTATTTTGTGATTTTGGTGTCCGCAAGACTGAGGTCGTGTTCGATGATAGCCGCAAGGCTGAACTTCTCAGCTTTTACGGCTTGTAAAATTCACCGCCGCAGAGAATGTCCCCGGCTCATTACCGGGCGGCGGTATCAGCTCCGCTTTGGGGCTTGAAAATTTAGCAAGGGAGGATTTACACCATGGACAAGATAATTAATTGGCTCATGAGCTGCGGCTACACTCGTGCTGATGCAGAAACCGAAGCCAACAAGATGGTTGAGGCGAACAGATGGGATGGTGCCGAGATGTGCTCCCGTGAGTACGCCATTCAGATGGTGCTTGATACCATTGAGGAGGAATAAGTAGTTAAAAAGAGAACTTCTAAAAAGTTCTCTTTTTGTCGTTCCTTGACAAATTAAAATCGAAGTGCTATTTTATCATCAAGCGGACAACTGCGCCCTTAATGGGCGACAGCTTGTAACGCAATGCTGTTTGGTGGTCTGTTCGTTGCGCCTAACTTTATTGTCATAGGCAGAGCCGGGCGGTTTTGGGTGCGGTGTTGTACTGGTCCCACCATCATGCAGAGCCATTTTAGGCTCAAAAACAACACCAAATCAGAGCCAAATTTTGACAAAATCGTAAATCGGTTTTCATATTTTGAATTTGAGACATACGGGGGTATCAAAATTTTTAGCAAGAAAATTTTTGCCGAAAAATATTAAATAAAATCAAGAATTTTGAGAAAATGCAAACGAAAATCGAAGTCGGATTTTGCGGAAATCTGATTTCGATTTTTTCATTTTGCTTTATGCAGATAGGGAGATATGAAAAATTTCACATTAATTTTTTCACTTGATTTTGCGCCGTGAAAATAACAGCCTTAGCCGCATATTCACATTGACTAAGCTCGTATATCATACGCTCCATTGTCATTTCCGGGTTGGTTCTCTGAATGTATTCTAATAGCTGTTCTGCGCTCATACTGCCCTCCGTGATAGGCTCGACATGATGCTGTCAAGCAAATATACTAAATCAGTGCCGTAAAGGCTTATCCAGCCCGCAAGATATTCTTCCTGTTCAATCGGCATTGATATGTCATAACTAAAGCAAAATGCGTGGCACAGCTCATGTGCGATTATACGCCTTAAATAAGCTCCCTTAGGTGCGGTTGATATAAATATACTTCTGCGGTTCCAATCGGTCACAGCAAGGCTTGTAGTGCCGTCTGAACACAACAAATTGGGGCTTGCACCGTTTACAAATATCAAGTTCCAATCAATGCCGTTAATTGTAAACATAATGTACCTCACAATGGTAGGAGCATTTCTGCCCCTACCTCTAAAAATCAAATCTTAGTCATAAGCACTGACATTTTGCTTTTTAACATTGTGCGTTCCTCAGGCGTCATGTCGGCTAAGAGTTCCACCATATCAGCACTCAACTCCCTCATGTACTCGTCAAGCGACTGCATTTTAGCGTCCTTGTCCTGCTGGGTGTTCGCCTTGTGCTGTTCCTTAGCTTCCATGTAATGCTTGCGGCTTATGCCACTTCTACCCTCACGCATATCACGTTCCATAGAACTGCCACTTCTCGGCTGGTCAATCATTCCCATGCGGTCTGACATGTCGGTGTAATACATTCTGCCCCGGCTCAATCTGTCCATGTCTCTCATACGCTCTATGCTGTCATAATCCATATCTGTCATATCGCCCGGGTATCTGTGCCAGTATGGCGGCTCCTCATAGCCACGTCTGCCGACATAGGTTCCTTTGCCCTTCGGCGCATATCTGCCGGTTGTCTTGTAGCGATATTCATCATAAAAGCGTCTGCCATCCTCTTCACCATATTCGCTTTTGAGCATTCTGAGAAGCTCTTTGTTGTACTCTTCTTCCTCTTCGTCAGCCTTCTTCATCGACTTGACGATAACAGCACGATATTCAGCTTCACATAAATCCTTAATCATATCCACAGCCTCAGACATTTCCTCGACATTTACGTTCTCAATGCCTTTATCAAGTTCGGACAGTGTCTTTTCCGTAAGGCACTCAATCATTCTATGTATTCTCTCAATATGCAATTTATTTTCCTCTCTTTCTAGGAGGTGTTGTAATAGCTTCTACAACATCCCATTTTAATTCATAAATTCTTTTATCTACGGTTTTTCTTGAAATACCGTAAAAATCACACCATTCATTCCTTGTTTTGATAATACCATTTATTTCAATAAGTGCATTTTGACTTCTCTTACTATTAATCTTTCTGTTATTAGCCTTTCTGCTACTGGTGTTGCGACTGAAAGGTCTTCTATTTTTCATTTGCTCTTTCCAAGTAACCCATCTGCAATTTTCGGGGCAGTAGTTTCCATTATTATCAATTCGGTCTATTGATAGATTGTCCGCATATCCATTACTTATCGCCCAATCTCCAAAAGCAGTAGAGTTAAATCTCCATTCATCACATACTGCTATTCCTCTACCGCCATAATTGTTATAATGTTTATGTTTTTCCCAATAGCATCTATTCAACATGCTTCTCCAAATTGAATAAATTCTTGTACCGTAATATTTATTTTTCTTTTCCTTTCTTCTTTCTTTTTTACATTCTTTGCAAAAAGTTGCGAAGTGGTCTCTTATCATAGTGTGAGATGTCGAAAACTCTTTACCACATTCTTTACATATGCAAATATAGTTTCTCACAGTCTCTCCGCTTGGTCTAAATGTGTCTTCAATTCTTTTTTTAATTGTGACAAATTCGTCTTCATACCCAGCCACATATTTACCGGGATTAAGATTATGTCCTTTGGCAAATGGCATAACTTTACCTCGCTTTCCTTAATTAAGTTTATTTAATCTTAATTAAATTATATCAGATTATTTTCTTGTATTCAACAAGAAATTGTGTTAAACTTAATTAAATTTATGAAAGGTGGTGTAAATATGCCGAAAGATGAACTTAAAAACCGCATTCGTTTTTCTACAACTCTTGACAAAGAGGTTGAAAAGCAGTTGAAAGAGTACTCTAAGCAAACTCTAATACCAATCAGCAGAATTGTTGATAATGCGCTTATTGCATACATTCCAAACAAGTCTATCCAACACGATTAACTGTAATGTTAGCATTAGCAACGCTGATAGCCTGTTCAGATGTATTCTTAACAGAAATTGCTTGACAGCAACCGCAAGGAAGCCATACATCTGTAGCCATAGACACATTGTTAAATGCTTCAACTGCTGTCGGTGTAGAGATTGCCAGTGTAGATAAATCTGGCTCGCCCTCGACAGCAATAGCTAATGAAATTGCTTCTGCTGTTCCACCTGTAGGAACTGCAATATTTCCATTAAATTCCACTCTGTACTTTGCCCTGCAAGTGTTCGTTGCCCCCTTTACATTGATTAAACCACTTCCAGTTCTATGCGTGATATATCCTTTATTGCAAATTGATGTTGGTGTATCTGTAAATAATACATTTCCGTTTACTGCAACTGTCTGTGTTGCAACGCTTGAAAATTCAGCCATTTTATTTCCTCTCTTTCATAAAAATAAGGGCAAACCATACAAGTCTGCCCCATGCTCCCGACATCAATGTCGGTACCAACGTAATACTGCTTAGCAGACATAATCTTTCGAGTTTTCTTTCGAGTGAAACTCGATACTTAACTCGATTAAACCGATTTAAACCAAGAATTAAACCGAGCAAATTTGATTAAGATACTTGATTATTTAATTGTTTAGCAGCCGCATCCTGTATTGCAACCACATCCATAAGCATAAGCATTAGGATTAGGCACAACATAGGCTGGAATAGCTGTAGGATTTACAGCATTTATAATCTGATTTGTCTGTGCTGCCATTGTTGTAGTCAGAAGTGCGTTCTGTCTATCCTGTGATGCAGCTCTGCGTAAATCATTGTTCTCTGCTGTAAGTGTTGCTATCTTGTCATTTGTCAGGAAGTCAAGGATAGCTCTCGTCCCTGCCTGCTGACTGTCGATAATATCTCTTGTGTTGTTACACATTGTATTCTGCAATGCGTTTGTCTGAGTAGCCATGTTGTAGTTTACACCCTGGATTGCTTCTCTCGTCTCACAGCAGCAGTTAGCAATCTGTGACTGTAAAGCATTGGTATTTTGCATATTAGCGACTGTATCAGCGTTAATAGCCTGCTGGATGCCATAGCCGGTCTGCATGATATTTGTATTAATACCGTTGAAACCAGTAAGCATACTGTTATTCATGGCATAAAAGCCGTCACAAAGTCCGTTGGAAATGCCATCTAACTTGCTGATAACTGCGGAATTGTCAAATCCTCTCTGAATATCAGCCTGTGTAGCTGCTGTCGCAACATAGCCACCGCCATTGTTGCCACCGAAACCGCCAAATCCGCCATTACCCCATCCAAAGAGCAAGGCAAATACAACGATTATCCAAAGCCATCCGCCGTCAGCCCATCCGCCGTTATTGCCGTTGCCGTCAATGTTTGCGACTAATGGTACGCTGGCACAATTTGAGTTAAACATAATTTTTACCTCCGTTATTAAAATTTTATATACTTAATCTTGCAAGAATTAGTATCAAAGTTAATTAAAATGTGTTATAATATATTTGTACGGATAGGGTAGCTCCCGATAAGCTGTTTGTCCTAACAGTTTCCGTACATTAGCTGGTATAGGACATCTCGCACTGAAAGGACAGGTGTTATTTTTATGCAAGAAATTTGGAAAGATATTTCGGGCTATGAGGGCTATTATCAAGTCAGCAACTTGGGAAATGTAAAATCCATGGAAAGAATAGTTGAAAGGAAAAATAATGAAACAGGTAATCTGCCATTAAAATCAAGAATACTCTCCCTAAATACATATCCAAAAGGATATAAAAAAGTTACCTTAAGGAAAAATAATACAAGTAAGTCATTTTTTGTTCATAGATTAGTTGCTGAAGCATTTATCCCAAACCCAAACAATTATCCATATGTAAACCACAAAGACGAAAATCCAAGCAATAACCATTCTGATAATTTGGAATGGTGTACCAACGAGTACAATATGAGTTATGGTACACTAGGATATCGAATATCTTTGGCTAAATCAAAGCAAGTATTTCAATTTGACCTTGACGGAAATTTTTTAAATACTTTCTATGGAGTAAATGTAGCCAGCAGAATAACCAATATTTCTTCAACTTCCATCGTAAATTGTTGCAATGGAGCTTCAAGAAGTGCTGGCGGTTTTCTTTGGTCTTTTTCTCGAAAAGTTAAATTGCCCGAATATAAGCAGGCAAAAATTATTAAAAAATACGACAAAAATCATATTTTAATAAAAACTTACCACTCTATGAGAGAAGCTGAAAAAGAAGAGAAAATATGTGCCCAAACATTTAATAAATACGCAAATAAGGATATAATGTATAAAGGCTTTTATTGGGAACTTATATAGTTCCCTTTAAAGTCTTATATTTTGTTTTATTTGCGATACAAAATCATCTGCTTGTATACCTTTTTCTTTGCATAAATTTCTTGCTAATTCTTCTACGCCTTTCATATTTCCGCTTTGTACCATTCCTAAAGCATTCTTCATGATAGGATTGCTCATAATCTGATTATTTCCCATCATCTGCTGTATGAACTGTTGTGGATTGCCGCCACGCATCATTTGAAGTAACTGCATTGGGTTCATCATGCCTCGTCGCTCTCCTTTTTACTTTGTGATTGTGAAGTTTTTCTTTGTGTTCCTAAAGCTACCTTGTTTTCTAACTGCTCAATCTTTGCTGATAAGTCATCAAAGCGTTGCATAATGCCTGCTGTGGCTTGTTCTGATAGGTCAATTTTGAGTTTTTCCGTATCAAGTGAATTGTTTACCGCTTGCATAGATTTATTGTCTATTTGAGGCTTATACACAATCGTCTTAATTGTTCCGTCAGCATTCCAACCCTTGACGTATATTTCCGACAAGTCCTGCTTTGGGAAAAATGCCATACTGCCATCCATAGGGACCTCGTTGGCGTTGATGTTTTCGACCACTTGCACAGTGCGCCCATTAAGCCCTATTGCCTGCTGATTTTGCATTGCTGGATATTGCTCCTGAGGCTGAAACCTCTGCTGCTGTATCTGTTGATATGGTGCATAATTGCCGTACTGCTGTGGATAAAACCCCTGTGGGTTATACACGTTGTTCATATATTGAGGACTGTTTAACTGCATCTTCTTCTACCTCCTCCATTGCTTCATCAATCGCACTAATGACAAGGGATACCGTCATCAGATCAAGCTTTTGTATTTCTTTCTTTGCAAAAAGCTTTTCTTTCACTTTGTCCGACAACATCTGTTATCCCTCCTTTTGTTTATATTTTGGCATAAAAAAAGCCACCTAAAGTGACAACTTGGCGACATAAAAGCGACAAATATTTTATTTTCCTTTTTGAAAAAAACGCGATAAATACGGCATTAGCACTAGCATACTGCCATAGGCATGGCATACAGTAAGTGCTAAAAACTTTTTAACTGTATCTCAATGTTTCCGTTGACAATGATTATCTTGTCAATTATAGTTTTTAGTATCATATTTTTTTGTTTCTTGTCGATGTTACCCCAAACATCGGCAAGTTTTTTTATTTCGTCATATACGATAGCATTCTTCTGCCTTGCCGAAAAGTTCTTCTGTTCTTCTGCTATGTTCTCTTTAATCGCAGATATATTTCCTTCAAGCTCCTTAATCATGCTCAGTACTGTGTCGTTCCCATCAGCATACAAGCCATAAAGCCTTTTCAATTTTGTCTGCTCCTTGTCAAGCTGTGACTGCATAATGTCAAGCTTTGTTTCCTTTTCCTTAGGCTTGTACGATGATAAGTCAAGCGATATTTTGAGCATTTCTCTCTCGACTTGCTCCTCTATATCATCCGCCCATTCAAGCGAATTATTGCAGTCCGGGTTGTGGTTCGGCAAATAAGACATGGACTTGTTCCTTGACATGCAATATATCTTGTGCTTTCCATGTGTCCACTTCTGATACCTCATAGCGCATCCGCACACACCACAGTAACACAGCCCGGTCAATAAGTTCGGTTCAGTTATACAGCTTGCCTTATTAAGACTTCGGGATTTCCTCAACTGCTGCGCAAGCTCAAACAGCTCTTTATCAAAAATAGGCTCATGTAAACCTTGATATATCTTGCCTTTGTATGGTATCATACCGATATTTACCGGGCTTGTGAGTATCTGCCGGACAACTTTCTCGCCTTTATATCCACATATTTTGCAAATTTTTATATCCGAATATCCTTTGATGTACAATTCAAGACCTTTTCTTGCTTGTTCTGCGCGTTCTGGGATAGGTATTAATATACCTTGGTCTTTGCTATAAGAATAGCAATAAGGCGTATTACCGCCACCCGGCCAGTAGCCTTGTTTTACTCTTTCCAACATGCCACCACGCATACGCAACATCATTGTATTCTTATCAAGCTGCGCAAAAACCGCCATCATCTGCGTATAAGCTTGCTCCATAGGGCTATTATAACTCACACTGTCATGCACACATTTAAAGATTACGTTGTTTGGCTGAAAAATCCTTTCGATCATGTACAATCCATCAATCATACTTCTTGAGATTCTGTCAAGTTTAAATGCGACAACGCATTTCACTTTCTTCTTTCCGCAATCAGAAATCAGCCTTTGTAGTTCCGGGCGGTTCATATTAGCACCTGTGTAACCGTCATCAATGTACCAATCTGTCACAATCAGCTCGTTCTTGGAGCAGTAGTCGAGAATATCTCTTTTTTGACTTTCAAGACCATTGCCCTCTTCTACCTGCTTTTCTGTTGATACTCTCATATACGCAACACATTCCATCGTTTAACCTCCTCTTATTAAAAAGAATGTGCCGTACTTATCGCGTTACGGCACATTTTACTCTTATGCTTACTGATTGTCAATTATCGACGCAATCAGTTCTTTGGTTTTGTCTGGCAATTTGATTTCGCCTGCCTTGATTTCCTTGCCATTCTGTGTCACAATCACCATGATTTCCCCTCCAATCTGTTGATTTTTGACATTATCTTGTTTATTCTTCTATTGACAGTCCGATTGCATACAGATATTTGCTGAGCAATCTCTGTAATAGTTTTTCCTTTGGCTAGAAGTTCAAACACTTCTATCTCTTCCTCCGTGAAATTGGCGTTGCTGCTAATACGTTCAAGCTCTGGCTTAGTCAGCTTCGACAGCTTCATAAGCCGTTATCCTCCTTGTAAAATTCAGTCTAAGTGCTTCTTCCAATCATCCAAGATGATAGTAATATCCTCTTCATAATAAAAATATCGGGTTGCTTTTCCTGCGCCATTCTTGATTTTGAGGGCTTTATTCTTGACTGCTCTGTATGCGCTTCTATAATTTTTTGGCGTGTACATTTTATTATCCTTAAGATATTTTTCAACCCTATCTCCCATTGCCATTCCGCTTATATATTCCATGTTTTGCCTCCAAAAAGTCAAAATAATTACATTTTATCACATTCTAGTGTGTCCACACTTACGCCGAAATATAAAGCAATCTTATTCAACGTCCGTTGCCGTGGGTACGCTTTTCGTGTTAAATAATTGCTTATCTGCGCCTGTGTCACGCCTAATTCACTAGCAAGCTTAAACTGCGACACCTTTTGCCTTGCCATGAGCACCCGGAGATTGTCAGCGAACCTCGTCATATTTCACTCCGTTTCCAGCCACATTCAGCCCATCTCTGTAGCCTTCTTCGTATGCTTCAATAATTGCATTATTTTTGCTTGCTCCTACTATCAGAAATGTTGCTATGGCCGATAATATCGTTCCAGCCAAAAAAACTATTGTCGTTGCCATCAATAGTTATACCCCCTCCATTTGATTTTGCACTCCTCGCATAAGCAGGAACTTTCTGTGCGCGGTACTTTCCCGCACATGGTACATAACCCTTGTGCTTTGAGCCGCTTTCGCCGTGCCATAACCTCATCTGATTTCTTTCGTCCGCACAATTCGCAAGTCACCCTACCAGGGCGCGCTTTCCTTGTCTTGCATATTGTACATAATCCTGCCTTTAATGCCATTTTCCTTGCGTATTTAGTCATTTCGCTTTCAGCTTTCAAGCAATTCTCGCACCTTGAAAGCTTGTAATTGTCTGGCAGTTTAGTTCCACAGTATGTACATTCGTGGTTCGCCTTACGTTTATAATATATTTCATTAGCCGCCATTTTTAACTCCTTTCTGGATTAGTTGCCTTTCAAGTTCCTCAAACTGTTCACCACTGTACTGTCTCTGTGAACAGCAGTTAAACGTGTTCTTCGTCTTGGGTGTTACATGCTGAGTTGTACTCATGCTCACCATCTTTGCCGGGTCATCCGTGTAGGCTCCGTTAGGTTTAACACCTATCTGTGACTTCTCCTCTGTGTACAGCGTAGGCTTATATCTGTCCTTAGGAATGGTGTTATGTAGCCGCCAATGCTTAATTACAATGACGTTAGAATCGGGGAATGTCAGAACATACCGCCTGTCAATCAACACCTGCAAATCCTCACTTGACGCTTGACATTCCCTTGCAATCCTCTTAGGCGCATCCACGAAGCCGTCATCGTCCGCTCTCATGCACAAGTGGAAGAATAAACCCTGCGCTGATATTGGCATATCAAGGAACGCATCCGAATCTATTAACTTTTTACTGAACATTCGCTTGTCTGCCATCGCTTAATCTCCTTTTATCGTTGATTTATGTTTAAATTCCTAAACATAGCGCACATAACATCTACAACAATACTGTTTCCGAATTGCTTATACAATTGTGTGTTGCTGTTGACTGCTGCCATTTTGTCAATATCTTCATCAGATACACCCATCAGCCGTCCACACTCTCTCGGTGTTAGCTTTCTGATACGATATTGTGTGGCAATATGGCTATTCGCATATCCGTGTGTGCCAGCTACAAGATTAGCCGATATGCCGTTATCGGAAACAACTGTACCACATTGGGAACCATTGCTTGATATTTGACCGACTTTTTGAATATCGCTCTGCTTAATCATCACTCGGTTGTTGTGCTTCAGACTACTTCCGTCTGTTGTTAGAGTTCCAAAAGTTTCTTTGCGCACATTCATATTCTGTTCATCAACTGCAAGAACATTTTCAAGCAACAAATTGTCTTTTTGCACACTTGTTAAACAATTACTCATGCCTTGTGCATTTACCTCTAATCTTTGCTCTGTCGGACTTCCTACGGTCCTATCTGACGGATTATCGGGATTTCTACCACGCATAGCAACTATCTGACTTGCAGTACATATCTTTATCTGTTGCGTGCCGCCACCCTCAACTGTTGTAATATTAGGGCAAAGTGCGTTTTCGTCATATACTGTGTTCGATTGGTGCTTGCCTGTGTCATTATCCATAAAGCCTAACTGCTTTGCTTCAAGAATTTTCGGCTCTTGATTACCACCTTGCATTGTACTCAATGTTGGACTACACCCCCCTACATCATAAATTCTGTTGGTGCTCTCAAATTTTGCTTCAAGAGAACCTATTACGTTTACATCTGCCATTACTTCAATCACTCCATTCATTGTATCAAAGCCTGTTCCAAAGCCTTTATAATCTCTAGCACACAATGTTTTGGCTACATCATTACCAATTTTATCTGCATGATTATAATTAACCATTGCATTCATTCTCAACAACGAGGTTCCCAGCTTTTCTGCGTTTTGAAATTCCGTTATCGTACCTTGCTGGTATGCAGTTTGCAACTTCTCTTTTTTGCGGTTCGTTGATTGTTCCGTCAACGCACGTCTGCTCTGCTCTGCTCTGATGGATTGTAGTTGGCAATGTTCCGTTGTCAACAAGCTTTTTTATCAACTTTTCAGCCTTTTCATTGTTGATGTAATATTTTTCTTCTACATTGTCCTGAAGATAGTCTTTCAATTTCTTTTTGAGCGGTATAGGCTGTGGAAAATCATATGAGTAATTGCCAAGGAATGAAAACATAAAACACCTGTTTCTGTTCTGAGCAACTCCATAATTTTTAGCATTCAAATCTTGCCAATAATTTGTGTACCCTAAGTTCTCCAAGAACCCCAACCACTTCTCAAAATCATTGATGTTTTTCTTGCCGTGTACTTGTGGTACGTTCTCCATGAACAAAATCTGCGGTAATTCTCCGTTACTATCTCTGATTTCTGTTAGTATTCTCTCAACTTCCCACAGTAGACCGCTTCTTGTACCACTGCCCTTAGACATTCCGGCTTGTTTTCCGGCAACCGATAAATCCGTACAAGGAAACGAGTAAGTAAGTAAGTAAGTGAATGCATTTGTGTTGCAGATATTCAAATCTTCTGCATTAACCTTTGTTATGTCCATTGTGGGGAAATCCGTACCATGTACTGCGTTATAGCTTGCAATAGCGTACTTATCAAACTCCACAACTCTGTAATGTTCAAACTTAGCACCTATTCTCTTTAACGCCATTGCCTGACTTCCGTATCCGGTCAGCCAGCAAATAACTCTATAAGACGTATTGGCTTTGTAATTTTTACAGGCTCTCTAGTTATGTCAAATATTGTCATCTGCTGCATTTCACCACTTCCTCTCTGTATCTCCAACCATATCCGGCAGCATGATTTCTCAACCCTTTACACACCGCTCTGATATTCGAGTTTGTTTTCATGTTATTTTCTTTTACTGCTTCCGCTATCGAACTGTATTCGGCAACAGCCTCTTTTGTGTTCAAATCAATTTTTAACACCGCTCTGCAAGGCCTACCAGCATGGTACTTTCTTCTGTCTTGCAATCCGGTTTTGTATGCGTGTAATTGATTTTCTGAATTATTGCACCATTCAAGATTTTCAACTCTATTGTCGGTTTTAATACCATTGATATGGTTCACTTGTGGCTTATTAAAAGGATTTTCGATAAAAGCCATTGCAACCAATCTATGTACTTGTTGTGTTGGTAATGCTTTAATATGAGTGATAACGCAATATCCTTTTTTACTAACTGATTGCTTTAGCGTTTTTCCACGCTTTATAAAATATCCTTTTCCGTTCCATATTCTTCTATCTTTGGAACGAACATTGCCAATGCTAGATGCCTCATATCCAACACAGCTAGGTATATCTTTCCACATTTCATACATTCTAAATCTACCAAAAGGAAACCTCGGTTTTATGTGCGCACAACCTATTCCTTTCTTTGATTTTTAGTTAGTTATCTTCTTTTCTCTTAAAATCCTCGCAAGGCACATCAAGCAAGCAACCGCATTTTTCGGTTTCCATTCCTCCCCAATATGTCTTATATCTGTAAGAGTTTTCGCATTTAAAGCAGAAATCCTTGCCATTGTTCAATTTGCAACTTGTCTTTTTATCTTCCAGCTTTTTCCCGATACTCTCGTTTATCCTTTTGAGTTCCTCGAACTTTTTCTGCAATTCCTCAAAATCTTCAATGAGTTTGTTGTATTTCTTCTTGCTTAAAATCTTCACTCTGAATCACCCTTTCCATTCCTATATTCTTCTATTGCCTTGCCAACTCTATCTTTGCCCCAATCCCCACTACAGCACCATTCAACAGCTTTAAAAACAGGGCTTAACATTTCAAAGAGCGTTTCCACTCTTATTTTAGCTGATTTAATATATTCAACTAACCGCCTTGTATCTTTTGCTACATCTTCATATCCGTTTTGGTTGAGATAATCAGCCATTTTTTCCAACAATTCAATGTCCCTGTACTGCATGAGGTCGCCAATCTCTTCTGCATATAAATAGTTCCAACTTCCACCGCTCATTCTGAATCACCTCGCTTTAACTGTTCTGTTATCTCATCAATGTCTTTAAACCTGATTACAGACAAATCTACGATTAAATTTTTGACCGATTCCGCAAAATCATCAACTGCCTTGTTATATTCTTCTTTAAGCAGTTTCTTTGAATTATCAATTTGAATATTGCTTGATTTAATTTCATTAAACCAATTTTTCTCCAGTGTTCTGTAATGCTCTATCAACTCATCTTTCTTAAGCTTTCTCAAATAAGAATCCGAAAATGTGTATGCACCAATAGGAACATTATTCATTCGCCTTCACCTGCTTTCAACAACAAATCCATAAACTTCTCATACTGCTTCTGCGATACCTAAAAGCCTTAAAATTTCCGAACCACTATTTTTCTTTGCTGTAAATGCAAATTCGCAGCCATACTTTTCTTGTAATGTAAGCAAGCACTTTGCCAATGTCTGTCCTTTTGTAGCTTTTGGATATTTCTGTTTTCCGCCTTGCCATATAAATAATCTCGGATTTTTCCAACCGAACAAGTCATTTATGCAAGTCACAGGCTTGTTGTATATTGTTTTTTTACGGTCGCAATAACATCCATCATCTTCAGTAAGAATGATTAGCTTTATATTGCTTTCTTGTGCCCTTATAAGCTCATTTCTGAACCTTTCGTGCGATTTCCCGCATATATCTCCTATAAGCTCCTGTATGTCTTTTTTTGTGTCAATACACACGCTCTGGTTTGTCGGCAATGTATAATCTCCACAGTATAATTTAGTTCTGCGAACCTCAATTCCGTTTTTATAAAAATATTCATTTTTCTTATCGTGTTTGCCAACTTGATTTCTTGTATCTTCAAGAAGTATCACTTTTTACCACCTCGATTCTTTATTTGTGTTGGGGTAGTTAGTATTTTTGCAATATCCCAACCATATTTTAATCTTGTTAATATTACAGATGCTTCAATACCCGTTATCCCTGCCCATTCAACAACTCTTCGTTTTTCCCCATTGTATTCTAAAAACGGAGATTTCCCAATTCCCATACATTCTCTACTGCAATACTTCTTCTCTTTTCCGTGGTCTATCTTTTTCTCAAATTCTTTTCCACAAATAACACAATATGACATTTTCTTTGTATTGCGCATCTTCATGGCTCTGAACTTGGCACCACAACTTTGACTACAAGTATTTGTTCCTTTTCTTGTATGTATTTCATATATTTTTCCGCACACAGGGCAAACCCTAAATCTTTCATCATCAGGTATTGTATTTCTTTTATTTTTCGCCTGCACTTCATTTGTTACAAACCTACAATTTGATGGTTCATAATTTCCATTGACATCAATTCGGTCAATTGTGAGCATATTTATTCCTTTATCCGTCTTTTCTTCCTTGTATCCGTTTGCAATAGCCCAATCGTGAAATGCCTTAAAATCGTTTTTCCATTCCTCACATATTGTAATTCCGCGACCGCCATAGTTTGGATAATCATGGGATGATTTGCAATAACACCTATATTTTATTCCGTGCCAAACAGAATATAATCCAGAACCAACATTGGATAATCCGTGTTTATTCCGCATTTTGCTAACAATATCTTTATTAAGGCATCCGCAAGATTTTGAACGACCAGAAATCAAACTTGGTTGTAAAACTATTTTTTCATTTCCGCAATCACATTTACATAGCCACCTGTTTATGGCACAACCATTTTTATCAATCTGTGGCTCGGATTTACTTACAACAGTCCACCTCCCAAACCTTTTTGATAATAAATTCATACATTCGCCTTTCTTTGGCATAATAACACCACCTTTCTATATAACCATTATATAACTATTATATATAACAGTCAATGCAAAGTTATATAACTTGACTATAACCATTTAGCGTGTTACAATCTCCAAAAAGGAGGATTTGTCAATGGCGGTTTCTAAGGATAAAACAGGTGTTCTTGTGAATATGGATAAAACCCTCAAAGAGAAGTTGTCCGAACTCGCAAAGAAACAAAATCGCAGTTTAAGCAATCTTATTGTTACTGTTCTTCAAAACTATGTGGAGGATACCGCTGATAAGTAGGCGGTATCTTTTAATTTGGCTTGGGATTGACCTTTAACAGTCTTTTCTTGTTCTCCTGTTCAATTGCTTTGGCTCTTGCTATATTCTGATTATTCAAGTTCTTCTCCTTCTGCATACTTGTCCCAAGCCTTGCTAAGTACCTCAGCACCCTCGTCATCATCCGTAACAATAATTGTGTACTCACCAGCCTTAGCCGAGATAAACCCTGCATTGCTCTCCTTGAGCATTTTAATTAATGTTTTGACCAAATTATCCATTCTCTTTCTCCTCCATTTAATTCACTTCCAACCAATTTCTCTTGAAATCGTTCGTTGTTATTGTTATAGTCATGTTCTTATACCTAAGTTCAACTTTATCGCCCTTATAGACATAATCCCATTTCTGCTGCGGATAGCAATGAATACAGCACGGATATAGCGTGCCGCCGAACATATACGTAACTGTGCTTCTAGGTCTGGCTTTCATTTGTCGCACCTGCCTTTACTATCTCAATTGCATTTTCCAGGCATATGAAATGTCGATTAGTCCCATTTTCCTGAATATCAATCATCATATCCGCCAAATTAAGGTTATACTTTTTAATTTTGTTTAACTCTTCAACAACCTTGTCTACATCATAAACTGTTGGGTATTTATCCAGTAATGCCAATACTGTATTTGTATTGAGCAAAGTTCCGTTGCTTAAAGTAGCTGATTCTAAATCTTTCTTTAGTTTATTTGCGTCAATTAAGCGTGTCATTGTTCGCCCTCCTGTTCCATTTTTCTATGCTTTCTTTTTTGCTACAGTCTGTAGCAGTCCCGTCTTCCAATTCTTTCGCGAATGTTATTCCTGCTCCACATTTATCACAGCAAAACATATAAAAATCATCTTCATCCAGCTTTATTTTTCCACCGCAGAACGGACACGGCTTTAATTCTTTACTCATTCTTCGTCACCCCAATCAAATTTTTGACCACAATTCATACAATAAAAATAGAAAGTCTTATTATCAGCTGGTATTCTGTCTGTCAAAATTCCTCCACATGTCGGACAGCACAAGTACTCCTCTTCCGAATCTTCAAAATATTGCTTTATGATAGGTTTCTTCGATATCTGCTTTTCTCTCGCCGTCCGGCATTCTTCCAAAGTCCCAATCTTGCGATATTGACGCCAATCACTTAACGCTTCAAAATAATTGCTTTTCATATCCTGTAATTCTTCCAGTGTGCCGATTGCGCGGTACTGTTGTACTTCTCCAAGTGCCTGTATTGCCATCTTTGCCGCTTCTTCTAATACGTCCATTTCAAACGGTAAGTCAACGTATTGTTGTAATTCCTTAATTGCTTCACTCTCTGTCACGAAACCACCTTCTTACTCTTGTTAATTCTTGTAGTCTTACGTTTCTTCTTGCTCCCTACATATCTGCTGCCGCCTGTCGGCTTGCCGTAAATAAATGCACTCATGCTACCATTCTTAGACTTCATCTTCTCTACCTCCCAGTGCTTCAATCGCCATCTTAATGGCTTCAATTCTTTTTTTGTTTATCATTGTAAGCTCTCTTTTCTTTGCTTCACTCAATCCCAAGTAATCGCTACTGTATACTGCTATTGCATTTATCAGCAGTTTTTGTTCATCACGAAGAATTTCAATTGCTTCCCAAATACCCAAATTATCTCCTCCTAGTTTAATCGCCAAAATTATATTCCTTTAGTCGCTTGCCCTTCTCATACACTGTACATTCATCACCTCCCGGACACGGTCTTCTGTGTCCGGTTATCAATATGTACTGGCAGAACCTATCACCGCCCTCAAAGCTTATGCGGCAACTGTATTTACATGTGCTACATTTCTTTTGTTTCGCCATGCTGTCCCATCTCCTTAGTTGAACGGTAAACCTGTATCTTCTACACCCAATGGCAAATTCATGAAGCCGTCACTTGCCATTGCCGGGGCAGACATATTTGAAGCCGGCTGGCTTGGGCTGCTGCCGTTAGCGTTCTTACTCTCCGCAAACTCGTATTCCTCAACAACAATGTCTGTGGTGTACACCTTATTGCCGTCCTTATTAGTGTAACTTCCAGTCTGAATACGTCCGGCAACCACAATCTTGGTTCCTTGATGAAGATACCGTTCAATGCTTTCTGCGGTTTTGCCAAATGCCGTACAGCTTATGAAGTCCGCCGTCTGCTGTTCACCCTCCTTCTTATATTTTCTGTCAACCGCAAGTGTGAATTTTGCGGTTGTAATATTGGTCGCTACGCTTACCCTTATCTCTGGGTCACGGGTCAATCTGCCCATCAAAATAACCTTATTCATCTACTTTTTTCCTCACTTTCTTCTGCTTCTGCGTTATCTACCGCAAGTGCTAAAAATTCGTCAAATTCGCATTCCTTTCTATCGCAACTCCAAACTGAGCACCACCTATTTTCTTTCTCACACCAAAACATTGTTAAGCCTTTCAAATCTATATCTCTGCTTTGCATTAGGGTATAGTTCTTTATTAACCTCACTCATAAACATTTCAAGCGGTCTGTTCCAGATATGCCCCTCATATTCATATACAACTGATATTTCTTCTGTCTCGGTGTGTCTTGAAATACCGATAATAGTAACAATTTTGCCTAACTTGAAATGTCTGTATTTATCGCCTTTCTGTGGTAAAGGTCTGTCAAATTCTGTACTGATGTTATCTGCCTTAAAATGCCTTGCGAGTAACGCAAGGTCACAGTTTGGCTTATCTTCGCCATCATTTGCAATGGCATTTCTTGCATTCTGGCGTTCTGGCGTAATTCCAAGAATCGTCCGCTTATTCTTATAAAATTCCTCATACGGTTTAAACTCTTTGCATATTCCGCATTGATATAATGTAATACCGTCTTTTACAATAGTTTTTCTTCTCCTTGCGTTATTGACAATTCCTTTATGAGAATCACTCATTTTCTTTTTACTCTCTTCTGAATGTGGCGTATCATGCATTTTGTATTTCCTCCGGCTTGTCAATTTTCACAAATTCTATCACGAAAACGTAAGGATTCGCTTCCCAACCGTAGCGGTCAAGGTCGGATTTCTTGATGGTGGAGTTCCAAAGTTTATGAAATCCATCGACCATATTAGGTTCTCCACCACTATCCGGGTCCGATAATGTTGGATGCCATCCATTGTTTTCGTAGCACGCTTCATCCCATGGGTTTGTGCCCTCCATGCATGCTTGTTCTTCCGTAATCTCCTGCAACCGCTCCACCCTCACATCCGTAACCTTAAGCCAGATACGTGCGGCTTCTTTCGGCATGTGAATGGATGGTTTCCACTTTGTAACATCGGCAATGTCATTTCTTTGCCAATCTTCGTAGTAATAGTATCCATTCGGCGCCTTTTTCCATGTTTCCCGGACATACAGGATATCGCCCAGCTTGCAAGGCAACTTAAAAAATTTCTCTCCATACCCATCTGCAAATGTACCTCTACACGATATGTACCCTTTAGGTGTAAAAGCGGTATATCCCCATACTGCATTGTTAGGAATAAAGCCTTTTACAATTCTTCTCGTGCAGCTCTTTCTCCCGCCCAGAATTGCCCGAACCATCTCTGTATTAAACAATATTGGTTTCATACTCATTCGTCGTTCCTCCTTAATAACTCTGGATTGTCAAAGATGTTGCCAATAACTTCTTTTTCTTCATCCCACCATTCATAATCAGTGCTTTCACTATTTTCGACCATATTCTCTCCTATTCTGTTTCTGATTGAAGCTCTTTAATCCACTCATCATAATCCCATGAACTTCCACATATAACATCACTTGTTACAGTTGCTAGAAATTCCGCTAATTCTTCATCCGACATATTCCTTATCCTGTCGGCATTGGTCTGTCTGCTATCGCATCTGCAACAAGACTCATTATCTCTTGAATTGCTGTTGTGCTGACAGTTGCAAGTGTGGCTAGTTTCATAGTTCTGTGTGCTTGCCACTTCTTCAAAAAATACCATTGGATATGAAGCCATACAATTAGCTGTCATAGGGTCGTGAATTTCTGTAACCACTACCTCTTTTCCGTCAATGATATGCTTTGAGCCGATAGGGAAATCATGTTTCAACTCTTCCTTCGATAGCATATATTCTTTTACAATCATTTTTCTCCACCTCGCAATTCTTCCAACTTCTTAAATTAAGTCCGCCACACCTAATGCAATAAAACTTTTTATATTCTCTTGCATATTCGCACAAATAGCCGCAATGTCCGCAGTATTCTTTTCCATTACTAACTGATATTCGTTTAGGCTCGGACACATTGTCTCTCTCGAACAGCTCTCCGCGCTTGCATTCTATACAACAATCTCCTTTATGCTTGCAAATATTACAGTCAATCATTGTTACCTCTCAATTCTTCCAGTTTTGCTTCAGCTTCGGATTTTGTGAGGAATATTTTGTCCTTAAAGTCTTTCAGATAACATCTGAAACCATATGTAATTCCACTTTTGCAGTCGAAATATAAAAGCCCATTTTTATCAAATCCCATATATGTGACTTTATAATCTCTTAATCCAAAGTAACTATAATTCCATACAACATCTCCAACCTTGCAAGGCAATTTAACAAATCTGCCCTGTTCCTCTAACTGCTTGTATTCCTCCCATTTGTCAACATCTTCATCTGTAATAAGCCGTGACTTCAATGTGTTGTTTGCCATATCAATGCCTGGGTGCTTCTCAAGCATTGATACCACTCTCAGTAACAAGCCATCGCAATCTCCATATACCTTGTTAAGCCGTTCCTCTAAGTCCTCATATTTTGCAAGTTTTTCTAAAATCATTCTTGTTTTATCTGCTCTGCTGGTGTTTAATCCAAATAGCTCGTTTGATATATCATAAAGTCTTGCTCCATCTTGACAACTCATTGTCTTTGTTAATCTCTCCATTACTACTCCTTCCCCAATTCAATATTCAAATTCTCTGTTTGAAATAAATTTTACAATTTCTCCATTTTCGATAATTACAAATTCTGCATAGAAATTGTCTATATTGTCTTTTATAGAGCATTCTAAATATTCGTCTTGTTTATCATCATATCGCTCAAACCATCTTTCCACCTCATCATCGCAACTTGTATTTTTAAATACAAAGAATGGGTACTCGCTTTCGTCAAGCTCTAAAATGCTATCTGCAATCTCATTAAATCTTTTGATGATATGTTCTCTTTCAAGTGGAGACAGTCCATCTTCGCCCGATTTATCGTAATCTGTATTCTGTTTAACGAATTTTCTGATACTGTCAGAAACAAGTTGCCTATCTTTCGTGAAGAATATCTGTTGATTTGCAAGTTCCCAACAAATTCTATCTGCAGTATTCTTGCAGATATTTACCTTGTGATTCGTTCGCTTATATACTTCTCCTGTCATGTCTGATATAATGCTTTTCTTAAAACCAAAGGGCGTTGTAATAAACTCGGGGATATATTTATCCGGAAGAATCCCCATAACTACAGGTGAGAAAAGCCATGAATTTTTAAAATCACAAATAATTTCTCCTGTATAATTTCCTTTGATTCCAAACAAACTGCTATGACTCATACCGTTCTCTCCTTTCACCTTTAATCGTCCTTTTCTTCAAAATCATCGCAACTATCATCATACATAGTCGGTATTCCGTAACAGTCACTATCTTCATTGCCGCAACAGAACTCTGCATAACCGCTATTCCGTGGCTTTGAAAAATCTCTTTTGTTATACTTACATTCTCCACAAATTTCTCTTGACATATAATCTCCTTTCTAAAACGGACATTCGCTAGGATTTTTCAAATCCCAACTTTTTCCTGATACTGCAACATCCACATTTGCGTTTCCAGCAACTTTTTTCATCTTCTCGATAAAACTATCCTTATCGGCATTTTCACTTGACAGATGGCACATTATGACATTCTGCAAGTTATCTGAATAATTTGCCTTAACAAAATCGCAAGCTGTGTCAATGGATAAGTGACCTCTGAATACGTGATTGGCTTTGCCTGTGTTATCCCTGTCGATTAAATCCTTGTCATAATTTACACCTAAGAGAATGTGGTTTATGTCTTTAAATCTCCACTTGATAACTTCGCAATCGGTAATGTAAAGCATTCTTCCCATTTCCGGGTGAATAATCAGAAAGCCATATATCGGACAAGGTTCGCCGTTTGCGTCTGTATGTGTCCAGCTTCCGTCTATTGTCGTTAAATCAAATGTTCTTACAGTAAAATAAGAATTTGCGAGAAACTGGTTCATAAGTGATGTTTCGTATGGCTTACATACGGGAATACCCATAGTTTCAAAATCTTTTACCGACTTGCTGTGGTCTAGGTGTTTATGGGTGCATAACACACCCACAACATCTTTGACATTCCAATTCAAGCCTTTCTTAATCTCCTTAATGCCGATACCACAATCAAGGATAAGCGTTTCTCCGTTGTCTGCCTGCAGCAGATAACAGTTACCGCTACTGCCTGTTGAAATACATTTAAGCTTCATCTAAAAACCTCTCAACATATTCGTTCCATTTTTCGATTGCCTTTTCTTTTGTGGCTACATTATGGAAGAACATCTTCTTTGCGTGTACTCCATCGTTTAACCTGTATCTCGGACAGCCAGAACTATATCCCATAAAAAACCCGTCTGGCTCATTTCTAAGAACAACAGCTTTAGCACCACATATAGGGCAATTTCTTAGCCCTTTCATGCTTCCACCTCATCATCTTTCGGGAACCAAAAATGATTCTGTGTCATCTTATCGAAAGTAGTCTCCGACAAACCTCTTATGAATTGAACACCTTTTTCAGTATTTATTACTGTTTTGAAGAAGTCGACTTTCTCACAATGTTCTCTTAACATTTTCATAGCTTTCTCTGCCTTTTCCTCGGTCGAGTACTCCGCAAGTGCCTGTGAATCGGTAACCAGATTACTGTTAAAGAAGTAAATCTTCTTGTTAAGCCTGATAACCGCCACATGCTCGTATGGCACATCTGTTGTTCCGTCCTGACTAATTATTCTCATGCTTACCCTCCATGATTTCCTTTAAAACTGCACCAAAATCGCTATCGGTAGCGGTAGAGCACTTATCAAGGCATCCAATAGCCTTATTCAGTATCATGTCGAAGAGCTGCTTATCACCATGGAGCACTTTTTCATATATCATTTTGGTTAGAACTCCCCAATCGGCTACAATGTCCGCACCCTTACCGTCAATCATTACTATTCCCTTGTTACTAGTAATCATATAGCCTCCTATTCTGCCGTCATAAATGGCGGTAACTCCGTCTGTTCTGCTGCCTTGCGTTCTGTTGAGTGTGGCTCCTCGGCAAACTCCTGCGAATTAGCGTTCTCTGCAATATCTTTTTCAACCTGCTTCTGCATATCCTCAATGCTCTGCATCGGGTATTCCTTGAAGTCTCCGTCAAGTACTTCTTCCCGCGTGTAGTACCCAAGCGTAAGTTCCGGGCAATTCATCCTTGCGAAGAATGAAGCCGCTCTGTATCTAAGCATTACCTGCGGCATCGTTTTCCACTTGCTACCGTTCTTGTCAACCCATCCCTCATCCTTAGCCATGTCCATGTCAATAGTAATGCCATCAACCTTGCGACCTTTTTTCTCTGTCCAGCACCTGCACGAATAAGGCTTGCCGTTCTTATCGGTCTTTTCTTCATACTGTAATTCCATGTCATACTTGCCACTGCCGTTCACCATGGCAATGAGGAACTGTGCCGACCAACTCGGTCTACCCTGTATCACATATAAGTTCTGCATAACCATAAGTGGGCTTGTCCTTAACCTCTGCGCTATCTCAATAGCTACTAAGCTGTTCGCAAAATTGCCCTGATACTCCCTCGGAACGATTGTGCAAGATGACAATGCCTTAGCCATCTGTGTAGCCATGATGAAATTATCGCTTGTGCCGAAAATCCCCAAGCTAAAATCTGTAACCCTGTTAGTGCTCTGTACTGCTGTTTCTTCTTTCTTCTCTGCAACTGCTGTATTCTCTGCCATAATTTTTTCTACCTTTCTAATTGATTTATTTTAATGTTCTATTATTCCTCTGATTTAAAGATTGAAGAGGAAAAGACACAAACCGGGCGAACACTGAGGTCGTTGTCACAGAAGTAGTTGCCGACACCGCCGGACGAGGAAACAACGGTTACACTCATACTCCAATCATTACAAGCTGTGTTCCATGGTGAAATCAGCCACCACCAATAATCATCTGTGTTAGGTATAAGGTTTCTGTACTTGCGGTATTCGTCAAGCGTAAGAAGCGACACCTTATCTTCGCACTCGCCATACTCGGTCTGCCCATCAAGTGAAAGCAAGTTTCGCTTAAATGAGACAATATTTTCTTCCCCTACCTCGTCAGCAATCTTCTCAATTAATTCTGTATTAAGATATTCTCTTAACTGGCTCCGAAGCCAGTCATTAGAGGTACTGTCGAACATCATCTTGTCTGTAAGCCTGTCCGCAAGGCACATATAACCCTCATCTGTAATATCAAGTATCTTCCAGTTAAGCCCTGCAAGCTCAAAGGTCTCTCCGACCTTTGACCCAGTAAAACGCTTTCTTGCCTTAACCTTAACATTACCTTCAAGTGCAGCTATCTTATTGCTTAATTCGGTTATCTGTTCCTGTAACATCTCCATTGTCAATGTAGCCATAATTGTCATTCTCCTCTCGATACAAAGATATTAGATTTTAAGATACAAACTGGGCGAACACCGTTGAAGACGTCACAGCTGTACCTATGGAAATCGCCAGTTGGATAAACAACGGCTATTGTGTACGTCCAACCTCTTTCAGCCGTAGACCAAGGCGTACAAGTCCACCACCTATCGCCTAATTCCTTATTAACAAGTAAATCATTGTACTGCCTTGCTTCATCAAACGTGATAGGTCTTACCTTGCAAGTGCAAGGCTCAAACTCATGCTGCATATCAACCGAAGTTAAATCAACAATATGCTCAATAAGATTGTCTACTCCCAATTCAGCTTCAATAATAGGCTGTATATCGTTATCAATGACTTTCTTAAGGTTAGATTTGTTGTAATCTCTTGTATCCTCATCAAAAACAGCATTCTCCGCCATGAAGTTCTTAGATATTACTTTTGTAGCTCCATTCTTCTGTTCAAGCACAATAAAATCATGCTCTCCTGTCTTGAATACCTCGCCCGGTTTAAGCTCCGATAGCTGTACCTTGTTAGCTTTTTCAGCTTCTTCTAAATGCTTGACAAGCTCTCTTGCCATATCTAATGCCTTGCTCATTCTTACTCCTCACTTTCTTCAAACTTTTTTAATTGCTCCGCTAATTTCTTGCACTCATCCGCAACATATTCTTCGGTGCGGATAGCATTATCAATCGGATATTTACTTTCAACCATTTTTCGTAGTTGATACTCTTTTCTATGGCTCGGAAACTTCTGCATCGCATAATCCAAATCTGACTTATCTCCTGCATGTCCGCAATCAAATCCGAACCACCACAAATCACTCTCGATTGGATAACTTGAATGTTCTCCACCGCCTGCATATGTAATGCCACCGTGACACTGAAAATATGCTTCAATGCGGATTCTTTCATCTTCATCCAGGAAAGCACCAAGCAAAGGAAAAATCCCGCTTACTTCTCTGTCTCCGACATCAGCTTTCTTGATTTCAAGGTAATCACTGTAATCCTTTCCGTATAATGGATGATTCTTTGGAATGCCGACATAACCGCATCTGTGCCCGATACTTCCAAATATGACAGCACATTTGTATCCTGCGTGTTCAAATTCACGCTCTACAACATATCTATCATTCATAGTGCTTATCCCTCCATAATCTCTAAATTCTTATATTTGCTGTCCACAATAAGCATAATTGTCTGTCCGTCAACCATCTGTGCAACCTTGCTCTGATTACTCTCGTCAAGGCTCTCCGCATCATCAAGCCATACCGGGCAAGTAATGTCGTTAATTTTCTGAATAGAGTTGCAAATATCAACTCTGCCTAAAATCCTGTTACCCTTGTTGCTCATAGTTGTTAAAATGCTCTTTCCGTCAACTGTAGGTATGCAACAACTCTTGTAATTACCATTCTTGGCATATTCAAACAACTGCCACTTACCCAACCCAAAATGACTGTTTACGGCTTCTGTTAAGGCTTCGTTCTTTGCTTTATCCAGTTCGTCAAGTAAATCAAGGATTTTCTCGGCATTAGTCTTGCTCTGCTCCATATCTCTCTGCCGGTTGCGTAGCTCTTCCAACCTTTCTTCTTCCATTGCGGTATTACTTGCCACAATCTTGGCTTCGCAATCGGACAACTGCTGCCTAAGCTCACTTTCCTGCGCCTTTAATTCAGCCTTAACCGCCGAAATATCGTTAGCCTTGTGCATAGCCTGTTCCTTTTCAGCTATCTGCTGTTCAAGTGCTTTGTATTCTTCTGTGGTTGTTACATCAATTTCCTGTGGCAACTCCAATAACTGCTCTGTAAGGACTTCAATAGCCGTATTCAGCATCCCAAGGCTTTCCTTGTGCTCCGGTAACTCTGCTTCGAGGTCTGCAAGTGTTTTCTTCTCCTTGCTCAATCTGTCTGCGTAAAGGTTTCCGTTATCGGTGATAGCCTTTAGCGTGTCAGCCTTGTGTTTCTTGAAGTCGGCTCTTAACTGCTCTTTTTTATCCTCACTGTATTCATTGCCACAGTAAGGGCAGATAAGGCTATTCTCGTCAAACTGGTGGTTGTTCTCCTCTGTCCACTTCTTGCGTTCCGCATTGAGGTATCCGGTTATACTCTCAATAGTCCGCTTCGACAATTCAATGCAGCGTTCTGTCTCACTGATGGTCTTTTCGGTCTGTCTAACAAGGAACCGCTTATCAGAAATCCTATTCTCAATATCTCTCCTAGCCTTGGCATTCTCTTCATTAGCCTTGCGTGACATATCGTTAAGCTCAAATTTCAAATTGAGAATATCCGAACTTGCCTTGTCGTATTCAGCCATCAGCTTGTCATTGTCGGTCTGCTTTGCCACGCAATCGGCAATCTGTTCTTTAAGACTGTTTTTCTGTAATTCAAGGTCAGATACATCAATAGCCTGTTTGAGCTGAATGTCGCGCTCCTTCTCCTTAATCTGACCGCCAAGCACAGGCAATTCCTTAGTGATATTAGCCTTGGTAGCCTTATTCATAGCCGATAATTCCTCGGCGGTGTACTTCTCCAATAACGGAGCCAACTCGTTCAATTCGGCTCTCTGCTGTGCTATATCAAGGTCTGTAACATTGCCGACAAGTCCGAATAAGTACTCACGCATTTCAGCTGGCTTCTGATTAAGAAATGCGTTCACATTACTGCACATCTTGAACACATTCATATCAACATCAAGATATGCATTGAAGTCCTTTAAAGTCTTAGGAACATCATTGATAAAGTACTTGTTATCGTCCTTGTACGAACTGCCGTCCTTGCTGTATGTACGCTTCTGAACCTTTCTCAATGTAACTTCCTTGCCATCAACATCAAGTACAAGTGTTACCGCCGTGTCCATGTCGTCAACCGACTTGCCATCAACAACGTGCCTTACCTGTGGGTTGTCCCTAAGCTCATAATCGCAGTTGAACAATACCCAGTTAAAAGCTGTGACGATGCTCGACTTTCCCTTGCCATTCTCGGCAAGTATCTTCGTCAAGTGAAAGAAGTTGAACTCTGTGTCTACATAACACATGAAGTTTTCTAATCTCATTCCCAGTAGCTTAATCTCCATTCTTTTATTCCTCCTCGCTCACGGCTCCTGTAATCTTGCCGTCCTCAATAATCACCCTCATGTTTCCTGCTTCGCACACAACAGCAAGTTCTTTTACCTCTAACGCATTTAAGTCTGTAATAACCATCACGTTTTACCTCCTTTTAAATTTGTCTATGATTTTCTTCTTGGCTCCGTCCTTGCTCACAAGATACAAATAAAACTCCGTTTCCCTTTCAAGCATCCAGTCATTTGCATTAAGCCTGTACGACGACACAATGCCTTTCTGCTTGCACGTCAATTTCTTTGGCTGTTTCACTCTCTTATCCTCACTCTCCAATCTTTCCAAACTCCAAACCTTAAAGCGTCCTCATGCCGTTCAAAGTAAATGTCAATCTTGTTGCCATTGATAGCACCGCCGCAGTCCTCAGCAACGAATGTCCCGATACCCTCAATGTCAACCAGTGAGCCGTAAGGAATAACCGTAGGGTCAACCGCTATGGTAACACCCTCAACAGCGTATGTACCTGTTGCCGTTATCCTGTCGGTCTTACCGCAACATTTCTCACAACCACAGTAGGCAGTTATGGTGAACAACTGCCATTCGTCCGATATTTCCTTATATGAACCCGACATGGCACTTGTATAGTCCGTAGACTTCTCTATGCTGTTTGGCACTGCCGTTGCTATCTGTATCAGCACCATCAATAAGTATAGAATTGACATTGTACCTCCTTATGCATAAGCCATCGCATACCGCCGAACAACGTCCTCAAATATTGCTTTAAGCTGTGGCTTCTCGTAGATAATTGCAATCTTCGTGGTCGCCTCTCTTATTGCCGTCTTGGTGTTACCTGCCTTTTCCATGCGTGACCTCTTGTTGTCCTGTAACCGCTGTAAGCTACAATGGGCTATCGTTTCAAGCCGTCCGTAAAGTTCGTTGTAAAGTGTCTGATAGTCAATACCGCTCTTGATTGAGATTTCCCTTATCCGTGCATTGATTTCATTCCGCCAGTCCCCAATAGGCTGTGTGAAGATTTCCTTCATGTTGTCAACTGTTGTCTGCACCTGCTCAATCTGCTGTGCCTGTCGTTTCTGTTCAAGCTCCGCCTTGTTCATGCTCTCAACAAGCATGTTCATAAGCTGCAACTGTGGTGATAACTGTGAGCGGTCAATAGCGGTCTGCTTGACTTTCTCCTCAACCGCCGTAAAATATTCCCTTGCCTGTTCTGCTTTCTCGCCGTTACCCTTGACGGATAACTTCTTGGCGAAGTGAGCTGTGAGCTTGTAATCTGTCGTAGCCTGTCCACCCCATTCCCCATTAATGGTGAATGCCCAATAATCAACATTTTCCTCTGCAAACTCGTTCTCGGTAATATTTGACTTACACCACCTTGCATAATGCTGTGGCGCAAGCTCTAAAAACTCATAAAGCTTTCTCGCCGTTGTCATGCCCTCGCTGTCAATGTCAAGGGCAATCTCAATCGGCGTTCTTGTTTCTACTGTCTTAACTTCGTTCAAGTCTTACTCCTTTCTGCTGTTTTCGCTTTTCTCTGCTTCTCTAGCTATTGCCATTCCCTCGGCTACACCAAGAATGTAGTTCTTCTTGTTATCGTCAAGCTTAGGGATTGTGTCGGACAGCTTACGAATAATCTCTTTTTCCTGCTCACTCATTCAATTCACTTCCCTTCTGTGATATAATGTTTTAAAAACCGGAGGTATTATTATGCTTTTAAAAATTGAAAGAACTATTTTGAAAAAAGTATCTTCAAATATGGTTGGCTCCATTGAACTTTCAAAATTCGGTAAATATTCCGGTGAAGATATTTACCAAGCTTTTTTAGATTTAAAAGAATTAGGCTTTTTCAGAAACGTAGATGTTTCCAATGATAGAACGGTGTTTTCTTATGTTTTATCTGTTAAAGGAAAACACTATAAAGAATATGTTTTTCTCGAATTTTTAAGAAATATCCTAATCCCTTTTATTGTGGCTCTTGTAACCGCCACGGCTACATATCATTTAGAAAAAGTAGCAGATAGCTATTCCAGTAGCAGCACCAGCCAAAGCACTTATGAGTTGAACTGCACCGATTATGAACGGCTCGAACTTATTGAGTAAATCTCGTTTCTGTCGGTATGTCATTTTTTTCAAAAGCTCACTTCCTTTCATACTGTCAAATACGCTAACCGATTGACTATCGCCAATCGGTCTTTACAATTCTTGTAAATCTCTTTATAATGGAGCTGTTGGCTGATACCTTCTTCAACTACTTTCAATATGATATTTTCTGTGACGGATAAGTTCATCAGTTGTTTAGCGGTTGCGGTATCTCTATCAGCCACACCGACAGTTTTGTTTGCCAGTTTTGAATATGTCATATACAGCATATCAGCGTGTTCACTTCCCTGCTGTTTGGCATATTCAACTAACTGCTTTAATACATCTGCTTCAGCTTTTCTTGACAGCTTACCGACTGCTCTTGTTTCAATCCAAGACTGCGACTGTTTTTCTCTAATGTAATTCTCCATCTGATTAAAAGCGTTTATGTATTTAAGTTTCCAATCTAACGCTTCTTTCCCTGTGAAACCCATACAAAGCAACGAAAAACCGTCCCTATTCATTTCAAAACATCTGTAGATTTTTCCGCGGCTATTTTTGTATGTAGTTTCTTTAAACATTTCACTCCTCAATTTTGAGGAGTCAGTTTTATTTTCGCTCCACCATTTTGAGGAGTCAGATATTAGCTTATCAATATCTCTTAAAACCAAATCATGTCTTTTGCCAAATTTTTCAGCAACCTCCAAACTACTGCATACAGCTTCATCATTTTCTAAATGTACAAGTTCGTTCATGCTCTCACCTCGCTTTCTGTTGACTTTGTGATTATACAGTAGCATACTTTGTTATCAATGTCAATACCTTTTTGTTGACATTGTAGGAATATTGTGTTACATTATTTTTGAAAGGAGGAATACGATGAATAAAAGAATAAAAGAACTTCGTGAAGCTCTTGGGCTAAGTCAAGAAGATTTTGGCAAAAGTCTTGAATTATCAAGAAATTACATTTCTTTGATAGAAAATGAGCAGCGTAACATGTCAAACCAATCAATTAAAGTTATGTGTTCTATGTACCACGTCAATGAAGAGTGGCTGCGAACTGGCACTGGCACAATGTTCAAATCAAGAACCAAGGAGCAGGAAATCGGAGCTTTTGTCACTGAAACGATGGCTTTAAAAGATGACAATTTCCAGAAAAAATTTGTATCAGCCTTAACAAGGCTAACCGTCAAAGACTGGGAAAATCTTGCTGAAATAGCAAAGAAACTGTTAGATGAGTAAAAGAGGAGAGGGTTATTCCCTCTCCTTTGTCATTCCTTGAACAAATTTTAGTATATGGTCCAATATCCACAAATCATCCGTTTTGTTAATTAAGGCAATTATTTTTCTTCGGTAGTAATCCGCATCTTTTTTCATGTTTTGCATTTCCCCTTTACAACCACACGTTTTCCAGTAGCGATGTCCCAATTATAGAACATTTGTTCGTCACTGTCAACAACTAATAACCCCCCCACTCGCAAGGAACAATGCCAACGCCAATCAACACTGCCCCTTGCTTGCCAAAGCTTGAACTTGTCCTTATCGGACAAATCCATAATAGCACTTTATTGTATTAAAATCTGAACAATCGGTAACTAAAATTTGACAAAAAAATACAAAAAAATATGTGGTTGCGGTGTAATGTCGTAGCCATGTAAATAATAATTTAAATTATTAATATTCTGCAACAATAGCCAAGCCGATATTACCTTTACCCTCACTCCAGTCGAATGCAAAACTTGAATTGCTAAGTATTTTCTTGGGGAGCAATATATCCCCCGTGTTAGTTAGTACAAAAGCTATGTATTGTGTAGTATCAATACTGTTAAATTCAACTACCTCGTTACCATCTGTACGCCTTTTGGTTTGAAAACGCATTTGAGCAAGTCTGTAACGGGCTAAATTATTATTTACCTCATTAATGGCATCCGCGTTCGCCTTAACACCGCCCTCAATATTATTAAACTTATCGGGTGTAAGCTCCTCGCCATACCCCCATGTATGCTGATTATATTCTACTGCCATAGCTTATACCTCGCTTTCTTTCTGTTCTGACACTGCCTTATCAACGGCATTTCTTTTAAGTTGCGCCGCTTTTTCCAATTCCGCTGCCTCGCGGACAACTATCTCGTCTGCGTCCTTCTCTGTCTGCGCGGTTAAATCCTTTAGAACCAGAAGCTTAACCTCCGGTTCTATCGGTGACTTCCTAATGTAGGATATTAACGAATTGCGGAATATCCTAATGTCATAATTACTACTCATGTTGTGCCTCCTATATTTGTTTCAAGCTCCTTGACACGGGCTTTTAATTTTTGAATTTGCCATACACACAGGGCTATTAGCTCTTGTTTATCAACACCCAGCTTTTTCTCATCCTCATGGTCAAATAATGCCATATCATTGGTAATTCTTAAATTTGCAATAGCTTTTTCGATATCTTGTGCGATAAAACCTAAGTGCCTTTGCGTCTCAATATAGCCTGTTCCCTTGTTATAATAGAACGCTGCTGGCAAAAGACTGTCGAAAAGTTCTTCCATGTTCTCTTCATCGTCCAAGTACTGTATATCATTCTTATATCGTATATCAGATGTGCTATTAGCCATTAGCGCAATGTTGTACCATCTAGCACGTTGCGAGTAGTAAGCTCCTGAGCCACTCGCATACGCGCCCGTCAAAAACTCTGCTTCATTGCGATATCTAAGAAGTCCGCCTACATACATGCTCGAGAAACCACTATTATCCATAAAGTATGCAGGTGTATTCAAAGCATTTTCTTCTCCCGTGGCAGGGTTCTTGCCAACCATCCACCATCCTGCTGAATTAATAATCGTATTCCATCCACCCGTGTCATTAGCAAACGCAACTGAACTACCTGTTATTGTACAGCCATCAATTGCAAGAGCATTAATAGTCCCTGTCGTAATATTGTCCGCATTAATTACAGTCTGTCCGCTTTCTTTCAGAGAAGAAATCGTAACCAAACCTTGTAAGTCAAGCTTGCTGGATGCTATTTTGACTTGCTCGGCACTTGCATTGATTTCTGTTATCAATTCATTTTTTGTTACTTTCGCGTTTAAGCCTTCTGCTGTAGCAGATAGCGTTGTCTGCATCTTTTCAACTATCTGTTGGGTTGCGTAGGTCTTGCTGATATCCGTTTTAATTCCTTCCGCGCTTTCGCTTATCGCTAAGTTCATCTGCGTAGTGGTTGAATAATTGCTTATCGTCTTGCTAAAGTCCTCTTTCAGTTCATCCGCTGAGAGTTTAATGCTCGCCTGAGCATCAATCTTGGTTATGTAATCTGAGTTAACCTTAGTCTCGAACTTTGATAAATCAGCAGATAGTCCGTCTGCCGTAGCTTTATACTCAGCTAACTTCTTATTGACCCACGAAAATTCGGTATCGCCAACATCGGAAAACCCCCATGTGTCACCGCTCTTGATGAACCTGTACGTCTTGCCGGCAACCTCATCATAAACAAGTGCTCTGTTGTGTTTCTTATAGCTTGTGTCTGAATAAGTAAACCTCAATCCCTGCGTAAGCTTATCACCCACCACTGGTCCCGATGTCCAGTTGTATGCAGGGTAATTCCGCAAGGTTGGTGTTCCTTGTATGGTGTAGACTTCATTTGCACCGTCAAGTGCTTCATTTACTTCACTTATCTGTGCAGTAAGCCCTTCTGCTGTCCTGTTAAACTCTGCGCTCAATGTGTTGATGTAATCCCTAGTGGTGTATGTCTTAGATATATCCTCCTTGATTCCGTCTGCTGTAGTCGATACGAGCGTCTTGGCGTCAATTTGTGTGATATAATCATTCGTTACCTTGGTTGACAGCTGCTCAACGCTCTGAGTAATCCCCTGTGCAGTTACGTTTAAGTCTGCTATCTGCTTTTGAATCACTGAATATTCAGTGTCAGCTATCGGTTCCCACGTCCACACATTATCTTTTTTGATAAAACGATAAGTTGTTATGCTATCTTCATCAAAAAATAAAGTTCGCTGATGTTTACGATATACTTCATCCGAATAGGTGAATCTTAGTCCTTCAACAAGAATATCACCCGTCTTAGGGCTTGCTGTCCAGTTGTATGCCGGGTAATTATAAAGTGTTGGTACTCCGTGACCGTTGATGACGGTTATCTCGCCATCTATCTGCGATTGCAAACTCTGTATCTTTACATCCAGTTCCGATGCAGTCTGCGTTATCTCATTCTTTAATCCTTCTTCAACATTCAATATTTCCGCTTTGTTTTGGTCTACATTGCGGGTCAACCGGTTCACTCTGCCTTTGAGTTGCGTAATTGACTTATTAGAGCTGTTTATTTGTGTGGTGCGTATTTGTTCGCCCTGTGCCGTAAAACTGTCCGTAAGGGCTTGTACGCCTTTCAAGGAGCGCTCTAAGACATAAGTGGTTAGCTCTGCATACTTAGTTGACAGTTTAATTGCATCGCCGACTTCAATACATGGGTTTCCTGCGCTTGATATTTCCGCTGGGCGATATGTAATACCCTTAATGCGATTGAAGACATTAGTTGCAATAGCCTTTAGTTGTGCCGCATCCTTGCCATACACAAGGAAGTTATTCTCAATCACATAGGTATTACTGCCTGTGCCAACAATCGAACCTATATCATCCTCATCCTGTCTTATCTGCAACTTGTCAATCTGTGACACCATATAGTCTTGATAATCAGCACTGATATAATGATTTTTGCTGATAGTTATCGGCGATTTGCTTTCGAGATATGTGAACTCAAACTGCCCTGTACGCCCTATTCGCCCTAAACAACCATTAATCTCACATATTGCATTAAGCACTTGACTACCACTCAATTCATCCGCATCAACAGTTCTGCTTGTTGTCATATCATCGTTGGCAAGCATTATGCCTTTTTGTGTAATACCAAAATGACTAAAAAAGCTATCCCTGAATTGCTTTAATGTTACATAAGTCTCTGTGTTTGGCAATATTCCGTTATACCAACCGACGACATCAGCGTTAATTACATCGTATAACGCATCGTAAGCCTCAATTTCGCGTTTTGTTCTATCGGCTGTCGGTTTATCCGATACCACCTTGTAACGTCCGAATATGAACGGATTAGAGCTGTTGCCATTAAGCACCATCTTAACGGTTATCCACTTATCCTTTAGCGATGTAAACACGTTTGAAATTGTAAACTTGACCGTTGCTGCTTCACACGCTCCGAACGTCAACTCACTCTCGGAACACAAACTCTCTGCCAGCTCAAAGCTCTCTTGATGCAGCTCCGTGTTGGTAATCGTCACGGAGCCGTCATCTGTTGTAATAATGAGCTGTTTATCTACGTTAGGAGCGTAAAACAAATCTTGCAAGCTGTAATCAACCATCGTATACACCCCCAATAAATGACATTCTGAATGAGCTGTAATGTATCTCGCCGCCGTATGTGCCGTATATCTGTGGCTGGAAGTCAGCAAGATAGCCTTTCTGCGTCACATAGTCGTTGTACTCAGGAATAAAGGCGGTAATGATACACTCCCTGCCTCTTGCACTTGTGTAATTATTGCGGATATTAGACATAAGCTCTTCCAGTTCACTGCCTGTTAGCATGGCACGCACGTCAAACTCAATCTTCACTGCTTTAAGCTCAGCCGCGTTACGGTGTAAATAACCGTTAGCGTCGGTGTAATCGTCTATGTCCTGCATATTCACATAAGGCTTATATGTGTCAGCTTTGATGAATTTCTGTGGGACGATATATTCTCCCACCTTAACTAAAAAACCGCCGTATGCCACCTTTACCGCCTTTCTAGGGCATAATAAAAGCACCCACTATATAAGTGAGTGCCTGTTGCCACCGTCTTAATGTATTAAGGGTATATCTGCACGCCCTTGGTTCCGTCAATTATAATTCCGTTCCTCAGCTTAGCGACCATCTTCGCTCCGGTATACTTCGTGTATGCCCCTACCTGTTTGCCGTTGACCTGAACTTTGAAACGGTTCGGAATAGTGTTTTTGCTATAATCTTCTTTCACAGTCGCATTATTGGTCGGATAAATCTGTTTGCTGTTCGTGCCATCAACCACAATACCACCTATTCTTTTTGCATGACTGCAAGCTCCTGCATACTTGGTGTACGCTCCTTTCTGCACACCATTAAGCATGACCTTGAAGCGGTTTTGAATGGTATTTTTAGTGTAATCCTCGCCACTTGCAATCTGATTAGGCAAATCAGCGTTGATGTATGGTGTCGGATCCACCCAGTCGAACTTAGAAGTGTTCATAAAAGAATTAGCTCCCCAAAAATCACTCGCATCAACCTTGTAAGGCTTCGTGTACTTGCGAACTTCAAAGTGAAGATGAATACCTGTTGAATGACCTGTGTTGCCGACAACACCAATCACATCACCACGCTTAACCACATCGCCTGTCTTAACCCTAAGCTCTCTCATGTGTCCGTAGCCAGTCACATAGTTGTCATTGTGTAATATCCACACCGCATTGCCATAGCCGTCTCCGTCGCCGGCATAAAGCACTGTGCCGTCCGAATGAGCCACAATACTGCTTGGAATGTATCTGTTGTCCTTCTGCGGCACAAGGTCAACTCCTTGCGCATAACCGCCATTCTTGACAGCTTCAACGTGTCGTGTGTAGGTCTGCGTCACAGCATAGCCCTGAACCGCAAATACTCTGTTACCGATATTCATAGTCTTATTCCTCCATGTGTCTAATTTTGTATAATAAAAAAGACAGCCCACACGGACTGCCCTTAATATTATCTATATAATTTACTGTATTTATTAATATATATATTTAT